GTTAGCCGATAGCAACGCATCAGTTGAGATATCGTTAGTCACGAAGAACATGGTGGTTGACGCTTTCACCTCTACTGCCGGTTGCCCTTTTTCCTCAACGACTAGTTTGTCATTACTAGCCAGTGTCAGAAAGCGCACCGCGTTACCACCTTTACTACCTCCCATAATGCTCTGAAGTGCCATCTTGTCCATATCAGACAGGTATGACATATTACTCGACGCCACGGCCCCCCAACCAAACTTGGTGTTAAGGTCAGGGTTAATACTTCTCACCGCGTAGCCTAGCATTGACATCGCGTTATCTACCATGGCCAGTAAGAACGACTTACCGTTACGCCGGTCACCGAATAGCACAGCAAAATGTCGTGACTCAGGAGACCACCGGGGGCACTCGACGACACCACCCCATCTTGACGCCAACGCGGCCCTACCTAGCACCAGCATGAACGCTTCACGCTCAGCACTATCATGAAATGTGGGCAACAGGTCATCAACGGTGAGCTTCCTAACGGCCTCAGGGAAAGTATGAGCCTCAGGTACAAAGCGATAATTACCGCTCTGCGATTTAACAGTAGTCTTGGTGTTATCTTCGATACCTGTTGCCCTAGATAGCATGATGCTGCTAATGCGTGACTTACCGTTAGTCTTAGCCTCACCATTACTCAACTCGCCATACAGTGCGTATACTTTACTACAATAGCTCTTGTTAGCTTTATTGGCTTGTAGTAAGGCCTCAGCGGCCTCTTGGCACTCAGTCATAAAGTACTTACCTGTAGGCGTCCCTGGGTCAATACGGCCCCAATACCAGAACGTAGGGTCAAATTTCAACCCTAGTATATCTGGTTGCACCTTGTAGAACACTTCAAAGTTACCCCAAGCGCCACCGGGCCTTGGTACAACCTTATACTTCTGACCGCACGCCGCTATGAATATTTGGTCGAGTATGTCACTTTCAGACACCAATGTTAACATTGGCTCATCTTCGGTCAACTCATGCAAATCAGGGGCCTCACGTTGCCCTCTATCATCAAATGCCTCTGTTTTATGACGGCCCATAAGTTTCACCTTGAGCCTCTCGGCTCCTAATAGCTTTAGTTTCTCTAGTATAGCACAGTACGTCTCTGATGCATCCCACTCTCACCAATTGTGACAGTTATAAAGTGTCACACTGTTTACAACGTGGCAATAAATAACCCCTGTGACATTGTTATCACAAGGGTATAGGTAAACTTATGGTTAATTAGGTGAAATGCACCGAAGGTGCTAGTAGCCCATAAGCATATCGGCAGTAACGTTGATATCGGGGGCATTGGCAGGCAGTACGGCTACCGAGACACCTTGCTTTTTATTCTTGCAAGTGTAGTGACCGAGGCACTTCAAATACATGCCGCTGAACTCTTCAGGCTCTAGGCCAAGGTCGCTAATAGCTTTGTTAGCTAGTACGTTACCGTGCCCTTTGACGACTAGGCATAACTTTTCATCACCCATGATGTCCTCAATGAAAGCGCTAACAATCGGTAGTTTCTCATTGAGTGGCAGGTCAACTAGTTTAACCTTACCAAATGACATTTTGAAGTAATCGTGTAGTTCAGGAGACTTAGCTACCAACAGTTGATTTAATTTGCCGGTAGGGTCTCCTTTGTAATCTTTAAGCTTCACTGGTAGCGACACGGTATCGCCATACTGCTCACCGATATCCAAGGTGACTCGCTTGTCATTCATAACAAAGCGCATCTCTGAGGTAATATTGAGAATTGGTTGATGTTGTTTACCCCAGTTTACACAGGCTTCACCGGCGAAGTTACTGACATCAGGGCCATACGCTGTAAACTCAGTGACACCTTGGGCATTAGGCTTGAACGATAGGTCATAGGTGTAGCCTGTTTCGTTAAAGTTGATACCCATGAGGTCAGCAGCGTTTACCAGCATTTCACGTAAGTCATCGGTAATCAGCGGTGATTCATTATCTAGCTTCAGGTTACGCTTTACTGTAACGGTAGCTGCCAGGGTAGCCAGTGAATCCTTAAGGCCCATTGTAACTAGTGAACGCATGTCTTTAATTTCCTTTGAATTAACTCGTGTAACTCTGTTCCTTTCACTTCTTTAATATAACACTGCTTGCACCCTGTTAACCACAATGTTACAAAACTTTACACAATGAATTCGTGGGCCTTGAATTCCTTAATGAACGGTAGCGCACCAATTGACTTAAGGAAACTTTCAGCAGCACGGCCCTCAGGCAGCTCGATAACGCCTTTAGTACCTTGACAAATAGCGTCAAGTGTGCTAGTAACAGTGACGTGATTGTCAGGATTGAACTCAGGGAAAGGTGTGTACAGGTCAATAACGCCTCTAATTAGCTCACCGCACCCTGCTGGTAATTTATCGCTAACGTCGCCATACTTCACCTTATGTTCAAAAATAGCCCTGCCATCATCACAGGTATGACCTAAACGCCGGTGTGACCATTCTTGCACCGCTATTGTATTATCGCGTAACCGGGGCTTATAGCCAAACATGCAAAACCAAGCGCGTAAGTTATTATCAGTTAACCCTAGCCAATCGGTATCAGTCGTAACCATGAGTATTTGAGCCGGGTTACCCATGCGCTCATTGGCACGCACTAAGGCCCCTGCGAGGTCGTCAGCTTCGTAGCCCGGTATATCAAGCGTTACTACATCAGTCGCTAGGTGCCCCGTATAGTCCTTAATGATATTGAAATTATTAGTGGCATGACTACGACCTGCTTTATAATGTACGACCTTAGCCTTCCGGGCCCTCTTAGCACCTAGTTGACGACAGCGGTCAATTTCAGCAGCGATGTCCTTACGTAACAGGTACTCATGACGCCAGTAGCCTAGCAGTTGCCCACTATGCTTTTCCCAACCTCCCTCAGGCTCTTGGTGCGTGTCAGGGTTAATAGGCCACAGTATCTTATGGTCACATAGCATTACTATGGTGGCATTGGTAGGCTTAATTACCCCTAACCAATCAAGGCTCACTAGCCAATCCCAATTAACCTTGGTGAACTGTTTAATTAGTTGAATTTCATACTTACGGTAACCGGCGTCCAGATGGCCATTAGGAAACCTAGCGTCAAGAATAGACTGAATAGGACTGTTGGACAAGGCCTCTTCAATCATATGCATGGCAACACTTTTATCAATGGCCACCACAGTACGCTTATTCGGGTCAAAAGTCATAACAGTTATCTCAATTACATCTATTCAATAGTATAGCACAATGCTTCGCATTACTGCCACTAATATAACCGATATGATATTGTGATAACAATGTAAATTTAGGTAATTAGAGCCGTGAGGCTCACAAGCTACCTTATGATACGTTTGCCTGTCAGTTCTTCCCATGCGTCGCAGAAACCATAGTTAACCAGGTTGATTAAAGGGTCAGTGCCGACCTCGGTTAGATAGGTGTCAGGTGAAGTGGTAAGCGATTTAATAGCTGACTCCATAGCCTCTAATGGCTCTAAGTGCTTTGGTGCGCCGTATTTCTTATAGAAGTCATAGGCGAGATAGAAACCGTCATTATAAGCGGCAGCTTCAATACTACCTTTTTTATCTAACAGTACTGCTTTATACTCTGAAGCCATGTGTACTCCGTACCCTTATGATTTAATGAATGTGACAATGTGATAACAAGTTAACTGAAGTTCATAGTGGCGCGATAGCGACACGTGCTATAATATAGATAGTTAACCTTGAGGTAACTTTATGCACTGGTATTTCCGGCCGTATCGTGGGAAAGAGTTAGACTATCACCACCTAGAGCAAATCATCTTTTCAGTGACCGTGGGCACCTTTGAACTCTACTTGACGCCGCGTTGTGTCGGTATAGAATGGGGGCCTATCGATTTTGACGATGATGACGAGGTGAACGATGTGTATGACTTCCCTGTGTGGACTGAGGATAGCTAGCGCTATCGATAACCTAATTTAACCTAAAGCACCCTGTGTCCTTGTGATAACAGGGTTATTTATTGTAATGGTAAGCGCTAGCTTACCCTAGTGTACCCGTGCCGTCATATTTAAACACAGGCTCACCTAGGGTACTGTAACCCAGTAGGAAACCTTGATACACTACTTTACCTGATACTACCGCCGCACTGTAATTCCTGATTGACCTCTGGGCCTCTAGCCACTTAGGGGAGAACCGGGCAACACTCAGAGGCACGCGGACGTAATAGCGTAGCTTAGGTGTCCCAAATTTACCCGGTAGCGTAAAGGGTAACCTGAGGTCGGCATCTTGCCATAGTTGATATGGTATGGCCTGTATGTCTAAGACGCGCCTAAGGGCCGCTAGGGTGCCTATGTGGTTGAATAGCCAGTAGGACGCCGCTATCATGCCCCGTTTAACATCAGGGTGCCACTGGGTATCCCAATACTCATCAGCTAACCCTACTAACCACGCTAGGAAATCTAGGCTACTATCGGCCGCAGTTTCAACTTGTAGTTCTTTGTAGTACTGTTGCAACAAGGTGCTAGTGGCGGTTAAGTTTTCATCAGCCCAAATGGTTAGCCAATCGGTAACCTCATTATTCTGATAGCCTTCCGCTGGTAACCGGGCATAAACAGGCCTACCAATGGCCCATGCTTCCTTAGCCCCTGTTACCCCTTGGTCAATTAGCATAACCTTATTTACCACTTTGTTTACTATATAGCTATATAGTTAATAATTTGCCTTACGGTGCCTAAGAAAACTAAATGCACTTTAAGGTACACTCTGCTACCTTCGCACACACAGTGGTACCACTTTTTATGATTGAACTACAACCCGCACTGGCACTAGGTCTTACCGTTTACTACGTATGGTACCATATGGTACCACGTATCAAAGTATACCCGGTATACGTAAGGGTAAATGAGGGCATTAAGAGACCGCGATAACACCTGTACTACTTCATAACTATCAAGTAATATAAGGTATAAAAGTGAACCCCTGTATCATTGTGATAACAGGGGTCATTGTGGGTTAGAGGTTAATCACGGCCACTGCCGCGACTGTCGTCTTCAGGGTCAATGAATATCATTGTGATAACAACTAACTAAAGTGTGAATAGTACTTGACGTAACAACTGTCACAATCACCGTTACCAGGGCAATCTAGACCTAAAGGGCAACTAGAACATACTAGCGTCCTGACAACACCCAACTGACTAACGGTACCCTTAGGGGCCGCGTGTCGTACTGTTTTCATTGAGGACTTGCGAGACATAATAGTGACCTAAGAAACAATACTTTTATTATATACTAAAATACCCCGGTTTCCCAGGGTTCATTAGGATATTTAGTTCACTGCGAGGTTATTTGATGCCCTCTAGCCTTCCCTATTGCTTACTAGGCGTGTCAGTGACTCATCGTTGAGTCTAACAGAGACCGTTGGCTCATGATAGTCGAATATGGGTTCTCAGTTGCCCTACCTGCTCGGTTGTATAGTTTTCACTATTCGCTAGAAGTGGCGTTATTGACCTACGCTCACATTGAGCCGTTATTATTCACCCTAGCGCATCGTGGCTTTATGGGCCATTACTTCACCTTTTAGACCGTTAGTATCACCATCGCCCTACGTTGCACTACGGGCCTAAGTTCAAGATATTACTTCGAGTACTTAGAGCCGTTAGGCTCATTGGGGTCATAGCGTTGGCCGGTACTTCTTAAGAGCCGCGTGTTTCCTACGTTCTATGATGCATCGCTGCATTGCACGGCTTGCCAAGGACATTTAAGTTATGCAAGTATTCTTATCTGGCATGGTAACCAAATATCAAACCGATTGCTACCAGTACCTTAGAGGCCGTGACCACTCTGAGGTATTGATTGCTTCGGTGTGCCTTGTGCCCTTATTGGCATCAGTGCGACTGTTTCACTCTTGGGTAACTGTACTCACTAAGGAGTCACGGTCACATGGTAGGTATAATTACTTACGAGTTAGTTAGGTCTCATCAGTGCGCCGGTTGGCTTACGTGTCAACACAACAGAGCCGGTTATCACTGAATCTACTGAAAGCCTTAGGGTAATTAAGGCGGTTGGTGTTACTTCGTGTCTATAAGGGGTTATCGGTGAGCCTATTAGCGACCTATGCGAACAGCTATCCTATCGTCAAAGCGTGGACTCTAGCAACTCGGTCAAGCTCGTGATGTTCCCTAGGCGACTCTAGGTAACGAGTGGTACTTGGTGCGACTGTGGCCTTCTGAGCTTCGAGTCTTGGTTAACCTTGTTTCCTCTCATGTCACTAATATAACGCTATTCGCCCTAGTGTGCAACCTTTTAACCATCATTGTTAATTATGTGTACGCAGGTTAGCTATAAAGCACTTTAATATAATTGTGATAACAAAGCTGCGCTTTAAGACCTAATTTAATTCATGTGATAATGTGATAACAAAAGTTAACTATATATAAATGAGGATAAAAGAGCCGTAAGGCTCATTGATAGAAACAGAGGTAAGCGATGACCGTTATACAGTGCAAATTATATAGCAGTGGCAATGTGCCCTTAGTTGGCTATGTCGCCGTGACGCTTTCGGGCCGTGTGGTCAATACAGATACTAACAGCATCTTGGTGCCTCGTACCGATAAGTACCCCTTGGTAGCCGGTGCCGTCAATATCACCTTAGAGCCAACTGAAGATGACAGAACTACTTATAAATTCGAGATATACCATACGGAACAGGTGACCCCTGAGGCGACTGAGGACAACCCTACGCCATCGCCTATTACCGTTGAAAGCTTGGTTGACGCATTCTACGCAATGGTGCCTGATTACCTTACGCCTATCAAGTTAACTCAGCTAGCAAGGCAGACAGGTATCACTAGGGACTCAATGGATACTAGTTTAGTCACCGTGATTAAAAGGTTGATTGCTGACCCTGAGTTCTGGCAGGCCGCTAATACTAACCTGTTTCGCGTTAAAGGTGTGTATAATACAGCGTTCAGTTATATAAACGGGGACGTGGTTAACTTTGATGGCTCAGCGTGGATATGTGTGACACCTAACGCCATAACGGGCCAGAGTCCCCTACAATACCCAGGTGGTTGGCGGTTACTAGTAAGTAAAGGGGATACAGGGGCAGGGGTGACCGGCAATACAACTGCGTATGACAAGGATATTTGGGTAGATAATGTGGCACCGGGCCGCGTGGCCGTGAAGAATATTATTGAACAATTAGCCCGGAAGACTGACGTGGCACTGTTAGCCCCGATAGCCTCAGCTAACCTGGTGACGCCTAATCGCACAACTGACCCTTTGCTAACTGATAGGTCATCACAGATACCTACTACCAACTGGACACAAGCGCTGCTAGATGTCATGAGGAAGGCCTTGATACCAGTGGGGATGATAGGTGAATTCTTTAGTACAGCGGTGCCTACAGGATGGCTACAGTGTGATGGTAGGGTACTGGTTAGAGCAAGTTACCCGGCGCTATTCGCAGTACTCAGTACATCAGCTAATACTGGTGGCGAGTTAGCCACAGAGTTTAGGTTGCCTGATATGCGAGGTAGGGTATTGGTGGGCCTAGATGACATGACAACAGCACGAGGGGCCGCTAGTCGCATTGTACCGACTAATACCCTGGGGGCCTCTGGGGGCACACAGAAGCATCAATTAACTACCGCTGAGTTACCTAGCCACTCGCATAACCTATTCGGCTCAACTTACTATAACGGTGATTATTATGCCAGTGGCTCAGTGATAGCCGGTTACAACGCTAACAGAGGCCTTGTCAATAATAACCCTGGTGATACCTCAGCAGCTACAGTAACAACTGGTAGTAACACGGCTCATAACATCATGCAACCATACATCAGTATTGTGTTTGCCATTTACACCGGTTTGTAATTTGTTATCACATTATCACACGAGTTAACTAAGTATAAATAGTAGCATTTAAGGATGAAATAGCGTGCCAGAGTATCCTAATATACCATTCAGCGACGGCCAGGAGTACACAGCAGAACTGGCTTACAAGGCCTTCTACTGCCCAGTGTTTGACGGTGCCACCAATTTATTAGGGCATCGTGAGGCAATTAGAGACGATGAGTTAAGCAATACGGGCATTAAGGCTGATGTTATCACATTGCGTGATGGTTTCAAGTGTACTGCCGGTGCTGGCCTTGTAATCAACTATTCTTCTGGTATCATGAGAGATAGTAGTGATAATGTTATCACAAAGGCAGCGGGGCAAGTGTTAGCACCGGATAACGCTACATCTTACGTTTACATTGATGGCACTGATAACACAATTAAATGTAGTGTAACACGAAGTGTACTAAGGGCCACCTTAGCCAAAGTAGTGACGCTGGCAGGCAATATAACGTCAATAGCTGACCAGAGACACCCTGCCACGGTGAACGTTAGGCCACCAGCGTTTATCATTAAATCTTTCGGAGGTCAGAGTACAACAATTAAAATATGTACCCAAGGGGAGACACTGAAAGGCGTTATTGAATGTGGGTACTTTGAGATACCTGCGGGTGTAACGGTGACTGTTGACCGTTTTGCCAAGGTGATATGCTCAGGGGCCGCGAATATATACGGTACAGCTAACGTCACACCACAGACACAAGGGCACCCTCGGACGAGCTTTGGTCTATTTACCTCAGGGGGATACTTAGGCTACCAACCGGGTGAGGGCCTGGGGAAGAACGGTGTACCTTATCACTACACTCAACAGCCCTATGGCTCATCAGGCGGTATAGGGTACGTTAGTAATCGACCGGGTAACACGGTGACATCTTGGTGCTATCAGGAAACCGCAGGGCACGGCGGCGGCGCGTTTAGTATTGAAGCTGCCGGTGCCATCAGGATGTATGCCAGTGCGGTCATTACGGCTAAAGGTACCAACGGGGCTAAGGCAGGTAGTACTGATGCAGGCGTAACGCTACAATGTATCGCTAGCGGTAGCGGTGGGGGCAGTGGAGGCCTAGTGTCATTCGTGTCGGCTACTAGTGTTGTTGTTGAAGTAGGGGCCACGGTGGACGTTAGAGGTGGCAATGGTGGTGATGGCTATATTCATACACCGGGGTACGGTGCGCCACTAGTAGCAGCACCGGGTACACCTGGGGGTGGTGGGTACTTTGTGACAATAGCGCCAACCGTTAACACCACAGGCTTTACTTTTCTTAACGCTGGCGGCACTCATGGCCTCTGGGGCAGTCATTTAAATGGCGTGACCATAGTAAACTCAACTACCATTAGCTTCCTAGATACCACCTACGGCCTAGTGGGAGGCGGTTTAGGCGGTGCGTTTGGTGGTGCGGCGGGTGGCTTTAGTACCTATTTCAACGGTACGCCACAGGTCGATTATGTAATTATGTTACCCGGTGGTGCCGGGGTGCATCATATTTCAAATAGCCTACCAACGGCTTAGTTATCACAGTTAACCTAATACTACATAAAGAACATGGCATACTACATTGGTCAACAAACTGGCGCAACATTACCCGATGGCTCTTGGGAGTTCACAGGCTACGATTTACTGTATAAAATAGGTACCCCTGAGTGCCCTTGGGATGATAAAGACCTAGTGCCCCGGTGGTTCACAGTGTTTGAGAGTGCCGCCGATGAACCGTTATCAGCGATGGCCTGGAATAAGACTCAGGGCCTATATGTCAAACCAATGAGCGAAAGAGGCTACACATTAACACAATGTCCCTTTTACCCTATGTTACTAAGTTACTTCAGTAACCGTGACGCAGTATTGGGTGTAATGTTCAAAGCGTTAGTTGAGGCCGCTAGTATCTCACCTAGCCCCGAATTGTATAAGGAATTTGAGAGGGTACTAAGTCAACCGTGAGCCTTACGGCTCTAATCGTCTTATGTTATTTGTTATCACAACACTACACCGATGGATACTAATGAAACAAAGCCCGTAGGGCCTGAGGTAACTAAAGTGACAACTGAGGTGCCTGTTAACTCACGTCATGACTTATATCACGAGGTCGCGACAGTGTTAAATAATGGGGCCTTCGCTGTTCTCGTGGCCTTCTGCGTTATCCTATGGGTAGCCAGGGGCTTTATTACCAAAGTGACAAATAGTCAAGCAGAGCTACTTGACACCCTACAGAAATCAGTGCGAAACAATACGGCCGCGCTAGATAGTATGCAAAGAAATAACCAGCGAGTCGTTGACTTACTGGTCGAATTTAGGCATAGTGCCTATGTTACTAAGTTAATCGAAGAACTAAAGCGGCGAGTCGATGACCCTGATGAGCCTTGAGGCACTGCGTGCGCTATATAACTCATGTAGTCTTGTGATAACAGAGTATACTAGGGATAACGTGCCGAAGGCACTAGGCTCACTAGGGTCTCAAGGCCCATAAGGCTCTCATGCCACCTCGCAACAACTCGACTAACTCAGGTACTGTATAAGTGACGTAATTTACACCATACCAGTATATAAACATTAGGTCATCTTGTAGCGTCGTAGTTTCCCCTATGTGCCACGGGCACGTTAGAAGGCTATAGTTCAATATGTCATTAGCGCACGCAGTGCCAGGGGTGATAAGTGACCAAGCGGCCGCAATGAAGTCAGAGTACATGAGGGCAATAAGGGGCACGATGCAAGCTAGTATCTCTTGGCTATATTGTGCCATTACGTCAAAGTAGTTACCTAAGGTGTGCCAAGTGGACTGGTAGCGCCGGTGAGCCTGGTTACTATTCAGGTTAACCAAGAGCTGATAGGTGTCATTGATAAGGCTTGTAGACAGTGTGGTGATAGCGTTCATTTCAGTACCTTTGTGTGATAATGTGATAACAGTGTAATGAGGTATAGAAGGGGGCCGGGTGGCCCCTAGTTGTTATGTACGTGGCAAGGTACAAGCAGAGGTTACCATTTTAACCTCAGTACCGTCATAGGCGTTATGGTGTTCAGAATCGGTATAAGTAGCGTAGTAGAGGAAGTCGAGGCCATTAAGTAACCAATACTGTGAGTGCATTATGTTACCGAGTTCTGTAAAGTAACCTAGTGTCCCATCAGGAAAGGCGTGTACCGGGTAAAACTCATTCGCCTCTTGCACCGCTGTATCATTGTTATCACAAAAGTACTGAGGGTTAATAGAGCAGGCGGGGGCAATGTAGGTAACTGTAACTTGTGAGCGTTCCTGATGCCCTTGTGCTTCCTCTAGGGTACGGTAGTAAACATAACTTAGAACCGAGTCATCCCAAGAGCCAAAGTAGATTACTGAGTTATCAGGACAAACGTGTACAGGGTAGAACTGATTAGCCCCGTCTAAATCAGGGGTTACCGTGACATCACAAGCCTCTGTGATATAGGCATCATTAGCCGTAATAGACTCGATATCATAAGTGACCTCTTGGGTCATGCGTGCCGCTTCAGTCAGTACTTGCTCGATGTCAGCTTTGAGCCAATGCATTCTAGGTTGTCTTACGCGACCTTGGTCAACTAGGTTACTGTAATGAAAGTTAAACTCTGTAATCATTTGCGCTTTGGTAACCATCAGGTGAACCTCTTTCTCTCTTACTTCTATAAGATAACACTCTAGGGCCCTGATTACCACCTATTTACCATCAATATAACTGATGAGTTTACAGGTCAATGATAAGCTAAATGATATAGGTATAAATGATGAACCCTTGTGACATTGTTATCACAAGGGTTATAAGGTGTAAGTTGTAGGTTATAGGTTATAGGTGGCAAGCAGGGAAAGAAGCGTTAGCCCTAAGGGTAAAAGGGCTAGCTTGGTATCGAGAAGCTTTGAAGGAACTAGGGCAATGAATGAGATTGTGTTGCCCTGATGGGTTAAGGCGGGTCTCTAGTGGTTGTAATGAACCTACGGTGAAGTAGTACACCGTATCGCGCCAAATGTAAACAGGGTAATGAATGATTTTAGGTTTCATGTGACTTTGTGATAACAAAAGTTAGTTAAGGGCACAAGCGGGTAAAATGGCATGAGGCATAATAGCGCCGTGGTAGCCGAAATTATGTTCTAGAGCATCAGAGGCCTCTGAGTAATATAGAGGGTGTACCAGGTGCCAAGTGGTGCTACGGGATGACTTAGAAAAGCCTAGTTTATCATGGAAGTAACAGACACCACCTAGATGACCGAATTGTACAGGATAATAACGATAGTCAACTTTACGCTTCATGTTACATCTGGCCCACAATGGCCCAATAGTTTCTTTTGGAGGTAATCGGTAAGCTCTAAGGTAGAGCGGTAGTCAGTACGGGTAGCCAGTTTAGCTAGCAGGGCATCAATGAGATTATACTCTACGGTATATTGTGGTAGTCTCAGGGCTAACTGCCAGAACTTAGCGCGATGAAGGGCCCGAAAGGCCTCATCATGAAGCCCTAGTTTTTCAAGGTGAGCTGCGAGGTCAACATAGGTTTTATAGCGTTGTTGGCAGTTGACCTGATAGCGTCGCGAGGTCTCAATGGGCTGTAAAGTCATGGCTGTTATCCTGTTCTAAATGGCAAGATATGAGACAAGCAGGGTAAGCTATGTTAGCCGGTACTGTCCAAGGCCCCTGTGAGCGATAGTCGAGTGCTTGGTCACGAGTGAAACAATGCACTAAGTCGTAACTGAGCCTAGCAGCAGTACGTGACTCAATAGGTACATGAGAATAACTGGTGAAATAGTAGACACTATCATCCATAGTGTACGCAGGTAGCCATGTGGTGTATTGCGGGTCAGGTAGTTGACAATGTGGTGGTAACGGTAGGCTACAAGCTGGCGCTGCTGTCGTCGGTGTCAGGTAGGAGACCTCAGGGCCATAAAGTAGTTCAACGTGGTTATTGAGGCTCATAGCTTCATTGTAGGTACTAAAGTTCACGTAATCATTGTTATGAAAGTGTATCACAGGGTACCCATACTGATGAAAGTACATATGGTAACGCCTAGGATACCACTGGTCACAGTTGTCAAGATACTCACGAGGGATATTATGAGGCTCATGGTTGTCTTGAATGATGTCTATGGCTAACCGGCACGCATCAATGATAAATGATTTAGTCCAATAGGCCTTAGGGGTATGAAGTGCAATAGGCCAATCAATATCCTGAAGTCTCGGTAAAAGCTGGTTACGATAGATATCACACAATTCTTTCTTAGTAAACTGAGTTAACATAGCGTCGAGTGATTGTATTCTCATGTGGCCCTCTTTAGCGTCTGTTTCCTTACTTCTTAAATATAGCACCTAGTTATCCCTGTGAACTAAATAAGAGTTTAAGATAACTAATGAGTTTACAGCTAACCAATAAGAACAGGTAATCACGATGAAGTTAAGTAAATGGCGGCCAGCGTTTATAACATGGTTGGCGAAGTATGTCAAGATAGACAAGTGGTTACTAGATGCCCCTAGCGCTGAGGTAACCTGGGACACCTCGAAGCCCTGGCAGTTCTCAGGTAACACTGTAGGATACTTGCCGCCACTCAGAAGCGTCGATTATACAACGGTAGACCCTAAGACCATTAAGGGCCGCGGGATACAAGAGTTATTTGTGCTGGCTAGGTTTGACAGAAACTATAAGTTTGACCAATTGCCAGTAGAGAAAATAGAGGGCCTACACTGTACCTTGTGCCTAGCAGCAACACTAGTATGGCAGTCGATATTACCTGATGAGCCACGGGGGTTAACTGATGTAACGACGGCTGCAACAGAATACCCAGTTACCTTTAGGCCCGCTGGTGACCGTAATAGTGACTGGGTATGTGAGATACACTGGCAGTTCATTATCGAATGGCTAGCCGATGCGGAAGAGGGTCTTGTGACTCAACCGTTTGAAATAACGGCAGTAGGCGGCCGCGTGCTACGTAGTAAGCTATATGACTTCCAGGATAACGTAGTTGACTTTACGGGCCTTTTTGCGCCTAGGGGTGAATAGTGGTGACTAGCTCATACAGTCGCTCTAAGACATCAGCGGTATGGTGACCATCGTATCGAAAGTTATAAACTAACTCAGGGTAGAGACAGTTACCCCAGTAGGTCATATGGAGATGTTGTGAGATTTGACGGCCATCAGGGAATTCAAGCACGACTAAGAACCAATCAGGGTCAATAGTGGCATTCTGGCTATCGCGGCGAGTTTTGATTACCCTGTAGCCTGACTGACCTTGTGATAACAAGTTACATAAGAGGATAAATTGAAGACTACGGAAGCTGTAAAGCTCATCAATAGTATGATAGGTATCGCCATCACCTGATACAGCGTAATGACACCGGGGGCACTTGGTCATAATAGTTACCACGAGAATTAACAATATCTAAGTATAGCGTACTACGTACGTTAAGTCAATTAGTTAAATGAGTAGAATGATAACCATTATTACAAGTGGAGGCTCACGCAGTGACGGTTAACCCTTGGGGAATGTTTAGCGTACCGGGCACCTACGTTACCGAAGATACATATGGTAAGGTACCGGCGGCCCTAGCAGACCATAGTTTAATGTATATGCTGATGTTCAGCAATAAAGCCGGGGCCCCTGTGGATGAGTTAACCTTCATCAGTAGCCTAGCTGACTTCGATAACACTTTCGGCCCTGGGTACTCGCGGCCCTCGGTACAACTATTCTTTGCACAGTTTCCTGAAAGTGGCTTTTATTGCGTCAATGTGCCGTCAAGGGCCTCTAGGTCAGTTAGTGTAACATTGGGTGCGGTAGGCTCAGTATACTCTTTAACAATTGATGGTTATGTAGTATCCTATACTTCAGTTGTAGGCGATACGGCCCCAATGGTGCTGAGTGCGCTAGCGGACAAAGTGAACAGCACGGCGACGCATTTAGCATCAATGGTCTCTGGTAATCTACGGTTAGTTGATAGTGATACCGTAGTATCAAGTAGCGGTAATGTGACACTAGGGGCAGTGGTGCCAGCGGCAACCTACCCTGTAGCACAAGATGTAGTAGATAGCGCTACAAAGGTATTGGTGAGCGATTTGAGACAAGGTTTCATCGTGGCACCTGAGTTCTACCTGGAAATTACCGATATGGCACAAAGGGCCCTGTTAGCTAATAGCCTAGATGCCTTGTGCGCTCGTGATGGTCATAAGTGGGTTAATGTGGTTGATTGTGGTGAAGAGGTGGCCACGGCGACAACAGGGGCAGGTGCGTTGAACCTAGCACTAAAAGAGCGTGCCATGTTACAGAGTCCGGCCGGTCACTCGTGGTACTTCTTTCCCCACTGGGTAAATGGGGATAACGTAAATGTACCTATGTCTACCAGTGTGGTGGCAGTAGCTATTAAACGGTATCGCGTGAACTTTGCTGACCCCCCGGCTGGTACTAGTTTCCCAGTGTACGGCGTGACCTCTCAGACATTTAGAGTACGTAACGAGCATCAGGGCATACTTAACCCCGTTGGTGTTAACTGTGGCCGTATTTTCGATGAGGCGACCATATCACCCCGGAAAGGCGCGTGTATATACGGTTGTCGCACATTGTCAACGAGTGGCTTTTGGAAGTTTGGCACGACACGAGTTATAGCTAACGTACTTGAGGGTACATTACGCTACGCTTTCGATACCTTTATCTTTCAGAGTGTTGATGGGGAAGGTGAGGCCTTTAATCGAATCATGCAGACAGCAGTGAGTATTTGTGAGCGCATGAGGCTATCGAGAGCATTCTACGGTAAAACGCCGGATGAAGCGTACTTTGTAGTTTGTGATGAGCGCAATAACCCTCTAATCGACTTAGAGGCCGGCCGTGTCAATGTGGATGTCTACTTTAAACCAGCGCCAATGCTTGAGATATTGATTATCAGAGTACACCGCACTTCACTTGACACTGTGATAACAGAGGCCTTTAGTCAAGCCAACAGTGGCACCAGTACAGAAGGGAAGGCAGCAACGGCCCCTACTGAAGCGGCGTCCTCTAGTGGTAGCTAATTAACTCAATTACTATATAACTATAAGGTGATACATTATGGCAAGTGAACTTAAGCCACTCTCAGAAAAACAGTGGCTAGTGACGGTAGAAGGGGTAGAAGGTACGTGGCGCAAGGCTACGGCCCCCAAGGTGACAAGGGAGAAAATTAGATACACTGACCCTACCTTAGGCCGCACGCGCAAGCATTTAGGCTTCGCTGAGAACGATGAGATTACGTTAACCAAGGATTACGACGCTGAGACCGATGGCGCTACGGTAGATTGGATACTAAAGAAGCGCGTTGGTAAAGAAACGGTAACACCATTTACCATTACTTTCACCCCGGTATATGCTGACGTAGCCGGTTCCAAGTACGAAGGCAGTGCCTCCTATACGCTCACAGGGTGCCTGTTGTCCGATTGGCAACTTATGGGCCCTGATAGAGGTGGTAGCGGCCTTAGCACCTTGGAAATTGTTGTAACCTGGGATGATGTACAGAAGTCATAAGTTACCGCCACTTAACTGACTGACCCTATATATCATTATGTGTTAAAGTACGTCACCGATGGTAAATGATGAGCCTAACGGCTATAAATACCTGAAGGAAACTCAGGTAACTAACGCACGTAGTGCTAACAATAATTCTTTAAGGCCTTAGGGGGGCTACCGAGTGCGACTGTGACCTAGTAGGTTTCGAGTCTTGGTTAACTGGGTACCCTTGAGGCTTAACTATTTAAATATAGCACACAGTAAGCCCTGAGGGTAACGTAATGACCAGTAATAAGCAATACTTATTTAATGAAGCCGGTGATTTAGTGGTGCCTATGCTTTACACGTTAGGCTATGAGGCAGTGACGCTAAGGGAACCTAAGGCGCGTGATATTAAAACGATGCGGCGTCATGCAATCGCGTATACAAAGCAGAATGCAGGGGCACCAATTGATGATATTACTACTTTGGAGATAGCGATAACCGTACTGTGTACTAGTCATGAGTTAACGGTAAAACAAATAGACGAGTGGGACGCAGAGGACATGATGGAGGTAGGCAGCGCCCTGAGTACCTTTCGTGTCTTTAAGAACTACATCAACGCATGATGACATAGTTTTCGTTGTACAAGGCCGTAGTTTTACCTTGTACCAACTGAAGCAATGTGTGATAGCAGCGTGCGGCGGTGTGCTGAATGGCTTCTATACTTCCTATGACGATATGGCGATATGGGAGGTCATAGAGGCAATTGAGGCCACCCAAGAGCTAAACAGTGACTCTGATGTCTCGCAGGATGAAACAGGCGACTGGTTGGAATCGATGGCCTCAGATTAACCCTATGTAACAATGTGATAACATGAACCCCCGTATACAACTAGAGCTAACCGCTAGTGATAAGATGACCCCGGCCTTGATATTGGCACAAAGGGGCATAGACCAACTAGGCAACCGTGCGGCAGCATTAAACCAATATATGCAGCGGTTGAACCAAAGTACTTCAGGGTATCAGAGGGTAGTACAGGGGTTATCAGGGGCCGCTAATGGCGTTAGTCAGGCCCTAGGCGCAATGGTGCCAAATACGGCGATAGCGGGGATGCTAGCGGCAGCAGGGGCAGCATATAAACTAGTAGGTGCATTGAATGAAGGTGGCCGCGTGCAAACTCAGTCACTAGCAACAACGAGTGATATCGCAACTAACCTAGGGGTAGAATTTGGCATTGCTCGGAAAGAAGTCGAGCTAATGAACACTAAAATATCCCAGATGGCCGCGAGTCTACCAGGTGAAACCAAACAATACAATGAGATGTTTGGGGCCATAGGAGGCTCATTAGCCAAAATGTACAAAGGGAATATAGCAGGGTTCCAAGAGGCCTCACAGGATATCACAAAGCGTGCTGGTGTGTTGGCGTCAGTAAGGGGTATTGGAGGCGCTCAGGCCGGTAGTGTGATTGAAAGGTTGATTAGTGGCAACGGGGGCTTTGGTGAACTAGCGTTGAACGATGTCATCCAGAAGAACGCAATATTTAAACAAGCGTTAATAGATGGCATGAGGGCTATGGGTAAAGACCAGAAAGACTGGCAAAACCTGAGTTCTGAGATGCGCCTAAGTATCGTAAGGAAGGCATTAAAGACCGCGACACCTGATAGCCTCATTGACCAATTTAATGGCACGTTTGAATCAGTTACCCAGGGCATTAAGTCGTACTGGTTTGACCTGCAAGGCGGTGTATTCGGTGTACTGAGGCAGGTAGAAGGCTCAAAGGGGTCACGGTCGGTACTCGATGCGGTAGCGGGGGCACTAGAGCAAATGACGAGGGCCGGTAATGCCCTTATGAATCTAGGTAGTGCTAAGGGCCTAAACTTCGACCCAATGTTAGCGCTAATTACCTTCTTTGACTCAGTGACCCAGGTACTAAACGGTGTCGAGTACTTTATCCGAAGTGGCGGCAAGTTACCTAAATTCAACTTTGACTTTGATATCACTAAATACCTAAAGAACTTAAGTAACATAGTACCCCAGTATTTAAACGATGCCATACACGCCATACAGAGTGCAACTAAGGGCACAGGTGTCTCTAACATACTAGGTGGCTTAAGTCAAGTAACTAATGGCCTAATGGGTATATTTAGCTCAGTGTTTGCCAAGGTAGATTGGTCGGCAGTGGGTGAAATAGTGGGACGCATAGCGACTCAGGCCTTAATAGGTGCTGGTAGGTATGTATTGACATTGAACTACGCCGGTATGCTAGGGGTCATATTTAACATATTGGTGGCCCTCGGTAAGCTAATAGGTGGCGCATTGCAAGGCGTGATACTAGCTGGTATTGATGCGGTAGTAGGTGGCCTTAAGGCGGCCCTAGGCTTTGCAGGTGCATTGTGGCAAGGTTTGGTCGATGGCGTAAAAAGCTTTATCGATAAGGTAACAAGTTGGTTAAGTAATATAGTACTAAATAACCCTGTGAGTCAAGGGGTGCAAGCGGTGTCAAGTTTCGTTGCTGACCCTATAGGCACTACGGGCAACTTTATAAAAGAAAAGATATTAGGGCAACCGGCCGCGCCAACGCCATCAGTGGGAGCAGGGGCAACAGCAGCACCGGGGCAACCGATAGCGCCAATGACACCGGGGGCACCAACGCCACTCAAGCCAGCTAACGTAAATAGTCGTAAAGTAGCATACACTACGAATACTTATAGCCCTAGTATTAGTGTGGCCCAGAATGAATCATCAGGGTCATTAGTGGCCAGCTTAGGTTCAATACTTGAATCACAGTACAATGAGTTCATAAGTGGTTTAGTGTAATGTGAGCCTAACGGCCCTAAGTCACTTGTTATAATTGTTATCACAACGTATACTTAGATAACTTAAGTAGCATAGGGCACGCGTCGCAGACAGTGGTACCCGGATATAATTAGGGTAACGCATTGTTACTAAGTTACCTAAGTTAGAAGCGGTGGCAGTGGGTAGTTTCAGAAAGAAAATAGTACTTCAAGGTGTTAGCCATATTCCTCACACACACAGTGGTACCACTTTTCAAATGACCATTCATGCGCCCCAAAGCCCTTGGTGTATATGGTGGCGACTGAGGCCCCTATTTCAGATAGTGGTACCACTATGCTGCATAACGTGAAATGACGTACACTGTGTTGTTACGGTGATTCCCGGAACATAAGGCTAGTCAGGGTCATTTAGGAGTAATGGTGTAAAGGTGCTACTTACACCTCTTGGGTCAACTAGGGTAATTGAGAGTTCAATAAGGTTAGGTGAGGTGTACCGTTGAGGCATAGGGTAATTTACGGTATCGAGGTTCACAGTGACGTATTGAATACCAGTGATACCCGGCACGGCCCTAATGATATACTCAAGCTCCTTAATGCGAAGCGTGGCCCCCGTAGTGTAATTAGATGGCTTAAGGTAGGCCACAATGGTACTAAATACGTCATCAGATAATTCAGGTGAGATTTGGGAGGTCTCAAGGACACAAGAGACACTAACGTCAATGAGTTCAACCGGCGAGACCCACAAGGCGCTACCAGTGAAAACCAGTGGCAATAGTTCAGCCCTAATGACACTACAGACATCAGGGCTAGCAGGGTTACCGAGGGCATCAACGACAAATAGATGCACATGGCCTAATGAGCCGTCCTGTTTAGCTTGGTTCATCGTAGGGATAGCTAAGGCCTTACTACCGTACCCTAGGATATCTTGGGCCGCGCTTTCATAGTCGGCTAGGGTCACCAGGGTATCGCGTCGCCTAAGTGCCTCTTGGCCCCTACGCACTGTTTCGAGCAGTGGCTCAATGTCAGTGCCGCCAGCGATGTCCTCAGTATTATATATCATACTGACGTAATTTAAGTTAGTACTAGTTTGCACGAGGCCGAGCTTGGGCACGTTGCCAATAACGCCAACCTTAGAGGCCTGTACAGCCACGGTACCCTCATAGGCCCTGGGTGGTATAACTAACTCCTGTGTGGTCACAAAGTACACGTTATCACGAAAGGGTATCAAGTGGCCCGCAGGTAGAATAAAGTTATCCTGTAGTGCTTGTGATAACAGTACAGTTACTTTCCCTGAGGCCTTGGTGCCAAGTGACCGTTGTACCCCAAAGAGCCTAAGTAGCTCAATAGCTAATGCAGTAGGTAGTTTATTCAGGTACCAAAATAACTCAGCAATAGCGAACACTTCACCCGTTAGCACCCCGTTAGCAACAGTGGCCTTCTTAAAATCACGTAACCTATTACCACTGGCGGCGATAGTGCGGTTAACGGCCTGCTCGAACAACTCTTGGTCATTACGGGGGTCAAGTACTACCCTAGGTAAATTAGATATCTTATATTCCATGGTGGTATTGTGTACTGCGTACTGCCTAAATGTTTAACTGTGTGATAATGTGATAACGTGATAACAAATGAAAACTAGGTGCAAGGTGCCCTAGGGCACAAATGATGTCTTAAAGGTGCGTGATGGCCCCCGGTTAACCTGATAGTTTACTTGTACCATGAGGCTACCGTCGTCGATAAAGGCCCCTAGGATGTTGAAAGAGACACCAGGGTACTCAGCGATACCATATTCAATCGTCGCCCTGATAGCTGCCAGGATAGCAGGTATATCGGTGGTACTTTGGAAGACTAGACGGTCACGGCCTAGCCTAGGGTACCATACGCGCTCACCTTTGAGACTGTGTAAAGTACTGAGTATAGCTTGTGACACTTTGGTCTCATAATCCTCCACTGTCACAAGGTCACCTGATGGCCCTATTTCTAAAGGGTACTTGAGTGTAGTCATATATCCTCATGGTATTGTGATAACATTAGCGGCCGTCGGTAACTAAGTGGTCACCATCAGAGTCAACAGCGCCAATTACTGTAACTGGTATCTCATCAATGGTCACGTTGGTAGCTGTAAAGTTAACAGTGTCAGGTGTGACCTCGATACCGCCTACTTCGCTCAGGGTGCCATCGGGGTTAAGTTGCCCGAATGTAATCTTGGGTGACGTGATATCAATATGGTCTTTATAAAACGTAATGGCTGACGTAAGGTAACCTACTTTAACATACTCTTCCTTAAAGCTAATCGATGCGTCATTATACGTCAAAGTAACCTCAGGCTCCTCAAGGCCCTCACTGCCCACTGGTGCAATTAGGAAGCTAAAGGTACCCCACTCATACCGCCATACATCCTTAGGGCCAGCAGGGTTAACTAAGTTCTGAGCAAAGCCTAGGTAGAACCCTACTTCATTTTGGTTAGCATCATTGAAGCCTACTAGCACGATATCGCCCGGTGACGGCATAGGTACGCTAAGGTGAAACCAGGGCATTATTCTAATTAGCCAATTCGACTTATTATGGCCCCCCTGATGCCCTAGGAAGACCTTAATGCGCCCTGTACCCTCAGGGTCGATATCAGGTGCCACGATACCCCACTTCAGACCTAGGGCCCTTCCTGCTAGCTCTTGGGCCACTTGTGCCGCCTTAAAGCCCTGATATATATGGTTGAATATTTCAGACATAGTGGCACTGCGTGCGCTAAACTACACTATGATACAGTAAACATTAAAATACCCCTGTGACATTGTTATCACAAGGGTTAATTAGTGGCTTATGGCGTAGCCAGTGGTAGTAATTAAAACTCGTAGCCGTAGGTATTAGTTTCTGCTTGGTGGGACTCAGAGCGGCTAAGGAAGACGGTAGAAAAGAATGGGTTACAATTGAACTTGTACTCTCTAGAATGCTTCCATGCTGCTAGTATAATTTGATTGCCTAGGGGCCGCGTTTCACCTATTTTAACTTGGTACATTTCAGAATCCTGTGTAGTGTTGGTTGTCATAGATGCCCTAATGTACTTGTGATAACGAGGGTAGTAGGGGCCGTGATGGCCCCTGTGGTTAATTAGATGGCCTGATGCAGTCTAGCGTAACACTGAAAGGGCCGTAGCACCCGGTTGAACACTTGGCCTATCGATACTTCCTCATGACCGTAGGTGATATGCAGGTCAATTGCGGCCTCTAGTTCCTGTCGTGCTTCATTGGTGACGCCTAGGTATACGTACTCAACACCGTTGAGCATTTCGACCAATACAGCGTTCAGAGTAACACCGGACAGTTCTAGGGTACCAAATTCAATTCGTGCAATCCAGGTTGAAGAAACGACGTGGCCAGAGGTGGCGGTGAATGCGTTGGTGTTGATGTTAGCTTGTGTCATTTTGGGCCTCTGTTTCCTTAACTTTCTTAAGTATACTCGATTCTGTCTTTGTTGTAAAGTGTGTGACACTTTATTTCTGGCACATACCGGGTGGCCCTTAGTTACCTCAGGCCTTTGTTACCTACTCGTCTGAATCGTCGTAATCACGGTCAGACTGGGGGCCGCGTGTGCTATCGAGGTCGTTGTCAACATCGCCGCCACGACCGCCTTCATAAGCAAAGAAGGTACCCTCTTCATCACGAGCGTCGCGGTCTGCATTACCGGCCCCGTTACCATCGTCACTTCCTGAGTAAGTCATGTGTGTAACCTCGTCTCTCTTTACTCTTCTAATATAACACCGTTTGCCCTGCTGTGCCATAATATTACATCAGCATAACTGATGAGTTTACAGGGCACTAATAAGAATAGTGGATACCAGGGGCACAGTGGTTAATGTTATAAACTATGCCTTGCAGGCCGCGTTAGTAAAGTACTATACTAAATAGATATAACTTAATGCTACGTTATAGCGTACGCAGTACACATGAGCGTTAATAGGAGGTTACGTGTAGTTGATGCGATAGGGGCCGTGATGAGCCAGCAAGAGGCTATGGTTTTAGGTAAGACAAAGCTACACGGTAGCGTAGGGTACCCTGAGTTAAAAGTGAGTCAAGACCTGCTCGAACTGCTGATTACATTGAACCCTAAATTTAACCAGAATAATACGGTACGTGAGGCCGCGACGCCAGCAGGTAAAGCTGATATCCTAACGCCACACGAGGTAATCGAGGTTAAAAAGGGTAGCGATTATAAACACGCAGTAGGCCAGGTGTTATTCTATCACGCACATTTAAAACAGGTGTACCCTAAGGCACAGATGGCCGTTGCTTTGTATGATGTATCTATAAATAACCTTGGGGTAATCGTGACCGGCTTTCAATCGCTGAACATCAACCTATACATTCTATACGATAAAACATGGTACTACTTGCCACATAAGGTAAAACGTGTTACTAAACGTAAACCAGTCACACCATAACACCTTAATAACCCCTGTGTCATTGTGATAACAGGGGTTACTTGTGGGACTATAGAGCCTAATGGCTCACTCGGCAGTTAGGGCGGCTACGGCCTGATTGAGACAATAGTGCCACTGTGACACATCAGCACCTGAAGCCTTTAGGGCCACAAAAGCGCCATCGTATAAACCATACCACATCAGGTCGCACTGTTCAGAATATAGCGCCATACGTACACAGAGAGTCATTGTCTCTCTAGCATACAACTTAGGTAGCCGTATCCCAGCGTTATAACCTGTGACATAGTTCACGTCAGAACGATTCGGTATCATATGGAAAACCTGTGTTACATTACTTGAATTATAACACAGGTCGCATTAACGTTTACGATTAGACCTTAATTACTACCGTAACGCCTAAAGTGATAACGATGAACCGCTGCGATATAATCAGGAAACGTGAGGAACTTAGGGATATCACCAGCCGCAATTAGTACATCAAGGCAAGCCATATACTCACCATGAAACCTGTGATACTGAGAGCCTTGAGTTTCCTCAAAGGTATCTAGTGTCTCTGGGTCTCGTAGTAACTCACCGGCCATACTGCGATGACGTAATTTACATTGCTCTACCGGGGCCTTAAAATAACTCTCATAACCTATTTCATACCATTTTTCATCGGTAAGTTGGGAGGTCATAATTCAACTAAATTGAAACTATGACTTCATTATAGCTTAAATGGGTACTATGTTGCAATGGTCACTCGTGATTAACTCATACGCCACGCTTGTGTTTAGGTTCAATTTATCACCTGTATGTTGCTCGTACTTTTTAACGAGTGCGCCCCAACCCTTATCAGTCCACAGTGTCATTAATTCCCTGAAGCTTCTATCATCCTTATATCGAACGAAGTCTACTAGGCTATTTACTTTACCCTTGGTTTCTACGACCTTACGATTTAAAAAGCGTATGAAGGCTTCCTTCTGTGATTTGAGCGTCCTTGTCCATACGCTATCCTCAGGCACCCCATCAGAGCCAGGTTCAAAAGTGTACTCCACAACGTAGTATAATGTATTACGCTTTGACTTATATTCTTTAAGGGCCACGCCTTCATTGTCGCACAAATGGTACACGGTGCCACCGGGCATTCTGATAACCCTTGTACGCTTCAGTTTCATTTCATCATAGCCATAGCCCTGATAAAATCGTTGTCCTTGAGTGTAACCAGGTGTGACCTCTGCCTCACTAGTTACGCCTTGGTCGGCCGCGTCTTCCCTGATGCGTTGCAGGATATAAGCATTTACACTCAGGCCGCGCTTGGCTGCTAATTTCTCTACTAAGTCCTTTTCAACCTCAGGGAATCTAATCATTATCGTTACTCCTATTTGACTTACTTTTACAGTATAGCATAGCCTTGCCCCTTTCTCCCCCTATGATACCAATTTAATCATAACTCATTATGACGTACTTAGGTACCAAGGGGGGTGGGAGGAACCGGGGCCACCTGTTTACTTGATTTAGTTAGATACCTCTCAGTCTCACTAGTATCACAAAGTAATGTATAATGACACAGTTTATAATTCGTTGCCCGATGTAGAGCCAGGTCAAGCTACGGCCATTCTAGAGCGACTCGACGGCCTAGGTGCCTATACTTTCATCGTTAATCCTGAAGAGGAACAATGGAACTACTCGGCTGAATATGCCAAGTTACCCGTGGCTAACACTGCTCAACCAATCGTTAAGTATAAATACTCAGATAGCACTTTGAGCCTACCTAAGGTTCACTTATGGGCCCCAGGTAACACCAAAGCACTAAAGGCCCTTGTAGATAACTTAGCTTCATTCACTCGCCCTATTGAACCGGGGGGCATACCACCGGCCCTTAAGTTTTCCTATGGCGAAGTAATTATTCCTAGGTGTTACCTTAAGTCATTTCAACTTACTAGTAAGATGAGGCTATCAGGGGCCTTGTGTATGGCTGATGCGACCATGGAAATATTAATGGCCCCTGAGTTGCCAGCGGTTGAACTAGCGCCAAAAGAAGTCCCCACTACCCTTACAGAGCGTGAGTGCGCCGATGCTGCCGCTAAGGTTAAACAGGCCTTCACTCAAGACCCTAAGTTAGCCGCTAAGTTCAAAACTGACCCTAAGGTCGATGTATACACTGTTGCCCCCGATAAAACCGTGTCAGCTACGGGCGCTGCCGGCCCTAAGGCACCAGGTGCCACTACAACGCCTAATAGGGTATTAGGTAAACTAGATGATATCCTAGGCCCTGCGATGCCTGATAGCCAAAAAGATATCCCCAAAGCCACTAATGACCCTGGGGATATGATGTGATATTGTGATAACAAATGTTAGTAGCGGTAACAGGTACTAGAGGGCCAGTCATCATCCTCATGTTCTTCTGTGACTACTAAGCGGTTACCATACTGGTCATAGAAAACCTCGGTATCTCGCCACCTACCCCAGTGGCACTCATCACCTTTTAACGCCCAAATGCTATCAGATTGACCTATACCTCGCTGTATCCCAGTTTTCTGTATTCTCATTAGTTTACCTTTGTTGAATCATTCTCACAATTGCCTCATAATGCGTTAGGGGCCGCTGGTCAAGCCATATAACTTCTGCTCGGTCACCTTGCCAACCTGACACCGTTAACACCGCGTTAACCAAACATACCCCATATCTCACATGGTCTACATCATACCACCTTGGTATATCGTGAATCACCATGTCTTCCTCACGTACCTCGATAGACGTATCTTGGTACCTTTTAACCGTCGTGGCCCCTGCCTGAATCACTTTAACCCTAATAGGCACCGTATAGTCACCGTCTAAGTCCCAGACTACATCAGTGACCTGAGGTACACCTAGGCGACCTTCGAGACTAATTACCCCCTGGCGCACTCGTGATAACCTACCTACCGTACTGTTTTCTATGAATGACATGTGATTTTGTTATAACAAGGTTAGTTAAATGAACGTGAGTTATCGTAGCTAATCGGCTGGGCCTCAAGTACTCTCTTAGCTGCCAATGTTCCTATTTCTCTCATTAGTTGACTTTTGAAGTGATTTGTGATACTTGGTAGGGCCTTTTCTAACATATGGCGACCAGCCATCCTCTTGGTACCTAGTTCAACATACTGGGCATAGGGCCGACTATTGCGCCACAATATACCATTACCTGATACTCTAGCCTCCCATGCAGCACTGAGGGCCCCTGATTTAATAGGGGTAGTTGCTTTCAATAAGGTGACACCATATTTCCTAGTTGACTCTGCTGCCTTCCGTGCTGCCTTGTCAATATTACCTGGTTTCCATAGTGCCCCATAGTAGCTTAGTTTAGCGTTATATGCCATAGTTTCCTTAGTGTCAATAGAGCGACTTTATTGAATATGGTGTTGACCGGGTATCGTATAGCCTACCTGTGAAAATATCGACCAGTAATGGTAACTGTGTGTATTGTGATAACAATGCCACTGCTGAGCTACCGGCGGCCTTGAGTTGACCTATGTAGGCTGTATAGTCAATTTGCAAGTCGCCAACCTTCACGGCCATCGCGTCTGGCATAGCCTCACTAATTAAACTCTTGTACCTTACGATATCTTGCATTACCCCGTGTATATATGGGAGATTACTAGGCGATAATAGTTTCTCTGGCAGGTCACTAGGGGTCACCGGGTAACCTAATACTTGCCCAACTGACCACATTGACACTATACCATTTGTGGTAACAGTATACTTAAAGTCCTTAAATTCTTCAGGTTTCATTTTGACCTCTTGATTTGTACGATACTGTACAGTTTTAACTCGTCTTTACAACTGACATGTAGGTAACCGTTCTCATAGGCTATAAGGTAGTAATTGTTACCTAGTTTCTTTAGTACTACTGCTTCAATCATGGCACTTCGGCCCTCAGGTTATTTAATACCCTAAGTATAACATATATCATTATATAGTAATAAAATACCCTGTTATCACAAGGACACAGGGTATATTAGGGGAGAGTAGGGTTTCTAGGCCCTAAATGTTAAGTTATGTTAAGCAGGGTCAGCCGGGGTCAATGAGATGTTCTTGATGGCCGCAATAGAGCGTCGGTTACGCACTTGGAGCTGTGGTGACACTGCGTATAACTCGAAAGTACGAACAGTATTAGGCTCACTGTGGTACTCGACGATGTGAATTGGTAGGCCGGTGGTGGTATTGATGACTTCATTGAGGCTAGCTGGCATACCTTCACGTTGACCGGCGAGAGCGAAAAACCACAGGGTCATATCAGTGAACTTTAAGAACCGTATCTGGCCGTCTGGCATATCTGGTTCTAAAATGATAGGCCGGTTACCATAGCGCGACTCACCTAGCCCTAGGTCAACTAGTTTCAATGGGCCGTCAGTGGTGTCTTGAGGCAACGAGGCGGCACCAGCTAGATTACGGAACAGCTTACGATACTTGTACTCCATCATGGGATGCATTTGCACCATATCGTATGTGGCCTTCATCGTGCGCGTCTGGACATCAAATAAGTCCATCAGGTCACGCGAGAATGCTCTTTCTGTTCCTGACTTCGAGATAACTGGTTTCCACAGTGGCTCAACAGCAGGGTCAATACCAGCATAGGCCGCTGTGTCATCAGCGATAATATCGATACTGACTAACTCAGTGTTATCGGTGCGAACGTTGATATCTTTGTTCAAGTCACCCAAGATAACCTCAAGGCCATCACGGATATGCTCGGCAAATAAGTCCTTTAGGGGCCCTACACCTCTTGTGGCCGCTTGTGCCATCTTGACACGAGACACCTGGAATCTATGAGAGTATCGCTGGTCACCGAAGCTAAGATGGGCCGGTAGTGCCTTCGAGTTATCGTTGTTTGTGTTAGGTGTATAGATGTTCACCAGGGAACTGTTAGCCCCTGGGAACTTAACATCCCAATCAATGTTAGGGTCAGTACGGCTTTGCACTCGCCCTCTGGCTACCAAGTTACCGATAGTGACCGCGTTGGTGATAGTTAAGTCCGGTACGATAGCGTCAAATATTTTATTCAGTGCTGCTACCGGGGCAAGTGGGGGATTAGCGTAATTAGGCGTCGCCATTTGTTTCTATTTTCCTTTGTGATACTGTTATAACAAGCGTTACATTAAGAAGGCCGCTGCGACCTGAGAGTCAAGGTTACCATCATCTACCTTGATATTGTTAGCTGAGCTACCCGTGCCTACATTAGCACCAGGGGCCGGTAGTAAGTGCTGACCAACAGGGCTATTAAAGAATTCAGTTACCACTTGGCTGACTTCTTTACCGTTAACGATAAATTTACCACCGATTTCCTTAGCGCCGTTAACTTCACTCATTAGCACTTTTGCCACGAAGTCACGATACTTACTATCAGGGCCCGCAGTGCCAATAGCGTCATTCAAAGTACGCTCTAGTTTCCCTAGGCGCTCGGTTTCAAATTTAGCCTGTTCAGCTTGTTCGCGCTTTGTTTTCTCTTCGGTCAATTGGGCCTCTAGTTGAGCCAGTCGTTGCTCTAGTGGTGATTGCTTGCCACCGTTACTAGCTGGTGCCTCAGGGGCCTTAGGTGCCAATTTGGTCTCTAGTTCTTGAAGGCTACCATCTACATGACCTTGTAGTGTCGTTAGCACACCTGAGATAGCGGGGGTCAACGCGGCCTCAACTGCCTCTGTTAACTTATCGGCCATTAAGCTCTCGAACAACGCTCTGATTTCTGCTTCTGTCATGACTAACTTGGTTCCTGTATGTTAATAAAGTGTAAACTATTCTAACGTATTATACACTGATTCAGCGTAGTTGGTTAGTGCGTTCCGTGTGTTCTCTGGCATCCCGTCAGCTACCCAGAGGGTATAGGGCATATCGTCACCCTGAATTTCAATCATGAAGTACGGTGATGCACTAGGGTGCCCTCCTATCTCCATATCGTCCCATTCGATACTGATAACCTCAGCACCGATAAATGAGATGTTGGCATCTAGGTCTCTATCGTATGCACTATACAAACTATTATCTACGGGGGAATACGTTGCCATCAGGTTCACCTTTCTCTCTGATATCTCTAATTATACACTAACTTAACTGACTTGACACGGTTTTACTTTGTTTATCTTTCGCTACTTGCTGCCGCTGTGCTGCTTGTGCAAATTCGGTTTCTATTTCCTCAGGCTTCGCTAGACCCCTCTGTATACGTCGATTCAACTCACCTTGTAGTACATATACTTCACGGCGGCGATACTCAGCCCAAAAGCCATCCCTGATACCATTATGATACTCACGGCCCTCAGTTTCACCAAACTCACTACCTTTCAGTTTGCTCGGTATGCCAAAAGTACTCACTTTACCCGTGTCAGGATGAATGCCATCAGGGTGATTAGCTACATACAACGGTTGTGATTTAATATTATGAGTGCCACCGGCTAGCACTACATACTCCCTTTGTCCCTTAGGCGCACAAGCTATCTCGTACCCTGATTGTATGTTGGGGTTTGGTCGTAACTGACCTCTCATGATTTCCTTAGCCTCATCGAGTGTCATTTTACCACTATCTACGTCACGCCTTATTTCATCAAAGGGCCTCGGTACCCACTGGTTTATATGATGCAGTTCCATGCCGCCATAGCCATCCTTAGCTAGCAACTTGGGGTCAACACGGCCCCCCATATTCACAACGTCCCACCGTGGCGCTGGTACCGCTACCTTCTTAGTGTCCCATGCTTCAACATACTTCATATTGGTTGCTAAGTCGGATACGAGCTGCTTTGTTTCTAACTCACGTAGCCTAGCGTTCATACTGGGCACACCTTTCACCGTTTCCCCTTCATAAACTAATACACGCTTTTGGCTATTTAGGTTAATCGATTGACCCTCGTGTATCACATTATACTCAAAGTTTCTATCTATGCGCTCTTTAAATCCCCCTCGGTAACCATCATGCACCGTGTCTCTCCATACCTTCACCTTACCACCTTCTATCTTTAGGTGATTAGGATTAACCGGGGCCCTCAGGTCAGCTCGGTCTGTTGCTGCATTCTTAGGCCCCTTACCTAATATTTGTTGCATTTGGGGCACTGTGAACCCCGTGAAAGGCATGGGTAACCCTTTCTCATGCAGTTTCAGCGCTCGTCTACAGGCCGCCTTAGTTTCCTTTGAGTCCTTAGCTGCCTTTATTTTCTCTTTAGTTATCTTAGGTAACGATTTACTGTAACTTTTAGTTAACTTGTCAACCTTCTCGGCCAATAGTTCCTCAGGGGTCTTGGTAGGCTTTTTAGCCTTAGCTTTTTTGGTACCTTTAGCTACGTTCGTATCCTTGCTGTCAACTGAGGCATCGACTGCTTTAGCCGTCACAGAAGCTTTACGTGCATTGAGTACCTTGGTTAGCCTAGCTCTCGTGGTATCATCTAGCTCGTCTAATATCTGCTTTCGGGCCCTTGATACCTCAATCGCGCTCTTGACTGACTTTACGGCCCCCTTAGCTAATTGGGAGTTTTGACGACTACTGTTACCCTTACCGGCCCTCTTAGCTTTAGTAGGCTTTTCTCGGTCAGCAGTTTCGATAAATTGACCCTTAGAGCCACGAGGGTGTAATGATGCTGAAAACTTCAACCTTCTACCACTTTTTGACTTAGGCATCACCTAGCACCTCATTTAACTCATCTTCCGTGAGACCAAAGGCCTCTGCTATTCTTGCTGGCATATCACTATCCTCAGGTTCCTCTGTTTCTTCTGTTTCTTCCGGGGCAAATAGGGCCTCTAACTCTTCATCAATGGCCTCTTGCAATTCAGCGCTAATGTGGCCTAACATCACACCGATTAACTTATTATACCATACTTTCATTGCGCTAGGTGGCAGCGGTACTACTAAGTCGCCTAGGCCTAACGTTTGAGTAATCATGGCCTCTAAGGACGATACATCAAACCTATCGAGACCGGTGGCCGTTGGTGGCTCAGTGCCCCTCAGGGTAGCCATCATATCTAAGAGCTGTTGTGATAACTTTTTCACACTGTAACCATGAGTCTTCATAGTGTTTTCTATGAGGTCTCTGTCTACTTTTTTCGACTCGCCGCTCTGTTCAACCGTGCCTTTATTCGGGCTACTGCTTGCAAACGATAGGCACGCTATGGCCCTGATTTGCTGTTCAATCTTGTCTAGCATGGCCTCCTGATTCGTTATCGCGGCCCCGGTTGACTCGACGAATTCAAACTTCTGGCCTATGAGGACGTGTGCGTTATCAGTTTTCAAGTTGTCAGCACTAGGCTGTTCATAGCTAACACGGTAGTCATTGGCTGGCGGTGGTGGTGCCGGTGTAAATACTCGTTGCACAATACCACTCAGGGCCCCTGATTCTGTCCATGCCGACTCGATGATAAAGTGTTGCTTCTGTTTCAGTACAACGGCCTTACCTGTCCACATTTCTTTTTTGAGTATCAAGTGCGTCATCAGTGGCTTTTTATGCCCATGATAGAACGGCTGGCCTTTCATTGGTATCTTGAGGTCAGGGTAACCCAAACTGACCCACTCTAAACCATCAAACACCTCACTGATACAAGAGTAACTTGTTTGACCCATTACTTCCTCTTGGTACGCTACCGTACCGAGTAGTACTGATGGGTATTGGTTCAACCGTACCTCAGCTTCATATACCACAGTAGCCTCAGGTTCCCATATGGTATACCGGAGGTAATGGCGGCGGCCAGTTAACGCACTGCCCCTAGAAATAATCTGTCTCGCCTTATACCACTGGTACGGCTCATAGTCAATAATTAAATCAGGGGTATATGTGATAGCATAAGGGTCATTACCTAACGCTAGCTTCTCGGCTCTCGAACGAATCACGGCCCCTGTGTCAGGTAGGTCAACCGCTACAAATACGCGACCGTAATGTAACAGGGTACTGAATACTTCACTCTGCCATAGTCTTTCTGAGGTGTCCTTGCCATCCCAATTAGCCCTTATGCGTTGCCAGAAATCCTCATCTGAATCGGTACCCTCTAACTCATACGGGGCATCCTGTAAGAACGTCGTGAAGTTCTTGATAGCCTCAGTCATCACCGGGGTAAACGATAGCTTCTCAAGACGCGCTAAGTATACATCGTTTTCCTCACCGGGCCGTTGTTTCAAATACTTCTGAGGGTACCTGAGTAGCGCCGGTGCGCCCTCTTCAAAGTCGGCTATCATATCCCAGATACCACTATAATACTTATAGTCTTCATGAAAACTATTAAGTTTAGTTATATCAATTCTATCGGGGTAATTGGTCATAATTAGGCATACTCACTAAAGTAATTTTGAATGATGGGCATCAGGGCGTAACGTGTAGCGTCGATAATATGGTCATTTTGACCATCAGCAACATCTTCTGTTATTATACCATCTTTATTCTTTTTCCTATGGTATGCAGCAAATAGCTGTACGGCTTCATCAGGCGTAACGTGCCACTGTGATAACTTACGGTTATAAGGTGATATCGCATCTACCGCAGGGAATAATAGACGCTTTTGGTATATAAGGCTATGAACGTAATCTATACCGTCTTGTATCGCATTGTTACCACCTATCGCCCTCTTAAGCCCCGGTTGATTATGGTCGGCACCAAGGGCCCTAACTTCCAGTATTGACGCTGGTCTACTTGGGTCACAGAATGTATTGACAATATTGTACTTTTGTGCTAAGCGTACTATTTCCCTATGTAGCATTGGTGTCGTCACAGGGCTACCACCTTGACTTTCGAGACTAAAGTTACCTTGCCATCCTTCCAGGTATGACCACAGGCCACTAGGGTCACGATTCAACACGACTAACGCAGGGTTAACATCACCCCAGTCAATACCTAGTACATTTATACCATCCGGCATACCTGTTCGTGATAACAATGTCACACGGTTATCCTCGTCTAACTCAGAGAATATTTTACCCTCGAAGTCTTCAAAGGAGGCCTCATATTCCTGCCTGAATAACCTGGGTGGCAGCGTGCGCCTTGCTTCCTCTAGTTCTTCCTCAAGGTTAGGTATCGTCACGTTGCTTGAGGTCGGCTTGTTCCAACTAGCATAAATTTGTGGGAATTGTTCAGCCCTAAGGTACATTTTATACAGGTGATTCAATTTACCCTTAGGGGTACCTGTGAAGATACCACGGCTACCAAGTGTATCGGCCATCGCCGGTCGGCATACGGTCGAAAATATGTCCGGTTTCCAATCTTGGTACTCGTCAGCCGCTAAGAACCATATTCTATTACCACGCATTCGGTCACCATTTTGGTCATTAGCACCCCTAATTACAATCGGTGGCTTACCGTCTCTCAGGTAGATAGTGTGGTCACTGTGGTTAATTTTGTAAGCGTACTTTGACAACGCTGTACCCTCGAACAACGCGGCCAGCGGTCGCCATAAGATACCCTTAGCTTGTTGCAGTGTAGGCAGGGCCCCTAAGACTACTTGGGGGCTTTGACGGTCAATAGTGCCAGGGAAGGACAGTGCGGCCCTTACAATTTCCCACTGTATCAACCGTGTCTTCCCAAAGCGCCTACCGTTCACCGTTGTCCTAAAGCGTGCCGGGTGCATGAATATTTCACGCTGAGCCTCATGTAAACTAATCGGTATCATTTTCTTTAGTGCCTCCAGTTTCACCTTGTGGCCCTGTTATCACATGAAGCTCGAATTGATAATCACGGTCTTCCGGTGCGCCCTCTGACGCTATATCATACAGGTCTTTCACGATACCCCAGGTCACCCTAATGGCTTGTACGGCCGTTCGCATATCAATTTCAGTAACGACCACTACGTCACCTTTGGCTGATGCTTTCTCCTGTTGGTACCCTTCTACACTTTTAGACCTGATTACCTCCAATTCAGCCAACAATTGCATAGGGTCAGCTTGGAATTCACCTATGCTCTTCAAGTATCGTTTCGCTTGCTCAGGTGTCATAATGTTATCACAGTGCTACAGGTGTACTCAGGGCCTTCTTTGCTGTCATCAATACATCTAAGGTTACTTGTGTCGCAATACATTTATAGTATGCATCACAAAGCACCTTTGTTATCACACTTGATATAGTAAGGTAAATGTAGAATCTAGGTGGCACCATGACCTCTTCAGAGTCACACGTTGCCCCTATTACCTCCCATAACCTATTGTCGTTCACCGTTACCCACTTGGTACGTTCATTCAACACTTTGTTACTAAGGTATTTTGTCTCTTTAGTGCCCTCTTTCAGAATAGTGAGAGCATAGTTATAAGCGGCCTCAACACCCTGGTAGTCACTAATTATCGACCGGGCCAACGAGGTGACATTAGGGTCAGTGATGTGGTCACCATATTTATTACGTAACAACTGGGACATATAGACATGACTGACACCATACCGGCGTCCTAGTTTCCTCAACGATACATTCTGAAGTAGCAATGTCAGCGCTTCATCTAGGTCTACTTGGTCTCTCTTGTTAGTCATAACTCAATTAATACCGTTTAGTTCTGTTAGGTAACAGTATAACACAAATAACCCCTAGTTGCCTAGGGGTCTCATGTGTGACTTTGTTATCACATTAGTTTTGTTGGTTATCAGGGGCACCATCGCCCCCAGTATCCTCTACGGCACTTAGGTCAACTTCGACGTTACCGTCAGCATCAACGGTAATGAATTCATCATACTCCCCATCGGCCCTGGTTTCTTCGACTGACATTGGCATCCTCCACACCGTACTTATAAGCCTGATGTTCACTGTTTGTTCTGAAGAAATGAAAGGGCCTCATAGGGTCAGTATTTAGCCCGAATGCATATGCTTTCCTCAGTCTACCTGTGTTAATCAAGCACCTAGGGTAGAATTGAGTCACTTGTCACCTCGATATCATTAGTCTCATTATAGCCTTCTGGTGCGTCGCCGGTCAACCTATCCTGGCCACCAATTAGCTTTATAGGGCCGTATTCATTCTCTACTTTGCGCCAGTGCTTCAAACCTACCTTAAACGCCTTATCGCCCTTACCTACACCCCAGGCCTCACGTATAATACGGCCCTTCGACCAACCAAGGTTAGCTTTCTCAACAGCCACCTTATATAACACTTGTGATAACATTATATCTGATGTACTTGTTATCACAATTTCATTAGTGTCTACAGGTACCGTGAGGGTGTTGGTTACAGTTGGCGCTACCGGGGACACCGTTACCCACTGGTTAGGCTTAGGCAACTCAGCATAATATTTATCTACAATGCACTTATGCTCTTGTGATAACATGGTACTCAGTGTAGCCTGCCAATAGGCCCGGTGTGCGTCATTGCTCAATAGGCCCATTATTTCAATAGCGCGTTCTTCAGCCCCTGTACCTACATAGATGTGACACAGTGACTGCCTAACAGCACCCTGGCCCTCAATACCTAATGATTTAACGTCATTCTGCTGTACAATCAGAATCAGCCTAATGTTCACCTTTCGCGCTTCTCGCACTAGGTCTAGCCAGATGTCACGAAGGCCAGGGTAGTCGCTAAGTGAGTTGAATTCGTCACAGATAAAATTGATAGGCTCACCTGACACAAAGCGGCCGTCATCGCCTAATTTTAACCGGCGTTTCATTTCAAACCACAGGGCCCTGAATGCTTGACAAATCGTTGGCGATATGGTACCCTCTTCAATTTCAGACCACGTTACTATACCATCATGACCCTGTGGCACTGTTATCACACGTAACATGTTATCCCACTGGTCTAACGGTGTCTTAACGTTGAATTGGTGCTTATTGAAGGCCGCGCCGTTACCTACGTTATTTTCGGCCCCTATGATTCTCTTACAAGACGAGAACTCACCTACCTGCCAGTGCGGTATAGCGCCGTAGGTTGTACCTTTCAACAAGCCTGCCAAGTTCTCAGCTAGAGTACTCTTACCACCGCCGCTAGCGCCGATAATGAGACAATGAGGATACAGGTTAGGCTTAGTAACCAATTCTTGCCAATCGAATGTCTTAGGTACCTCAGGGGCCTCTAGCACAGGCCTGGTAGCCTCATAATATCTAGCGGTGCGGCTCATGTCACTCACATTTCTCAGGTCTCTAGAGGCCTCTAGTGACTCTCTGCCGTTCCTAGATGACACCATAGCCACTGTGCTTGTCATGGCCCCCGTTAGCAATAGCATCGTTTTACTGACACCGATTGTACACAGGGCACCATACAGCGACGCGGTGATACCCGTTACAGCCACTGTGTTAATAATAGCTGTACGCAGATAATGTGATTGAAGGAAGGCCGCTTCTGACCTAATGCTGCCGGGGTCATAATTCATCACTATTCTCCTATAGTTCCAACTGGTGTTACAATGTTATAACAAGACTCACCAGGGCCTATTTGACCCTGTTCACATCGGGCACTCGGTACGATACTAACGCACCCTAGGCTAATACCTGCCATAATGCACACCAATCGCATCATGGCCATCGGTGCCAACTTAGCATTACTATAGGTAGTTATACCTAGTAGTAAAATGATAGTACCTGAGGGTATGAGGAGTAACGGGAAGGTAGGAATACCTACTGTAATTAGGCCCCAAGTGGACACCCATAGCCCTAGGTTCCCGGCGGCCTCAACTCTACTGTTAGGTAAAGAGAAGAACTTTGACCACTCATGAACCCAGCCGTCACTACTATCATTAGTGTTGCCTTGGATACTCAAGGGCGTCACTGTCTGTTGCCCTAGTATCCCCTGCCTCTCTATTGCTGCTATGTCTTTCTGAGGTTCCCTGTTGTCCATAACTCTCCATGATGGTACTTGTGATAACAATAGCACTGCCTTGAACTACTAAGGCCGTTATAACAGCGATGTAGGTTAGTTTATCCTGATGGCACCTGGCAGCATTCTGAATTCTAGCAATACCGGGGCCCCACTGGTTACCTCCTATTCTACCTGATGTTTTAGGGGCCATAAGTCATCCAACTGTTTACTATATCTCTAATATAGCACAATGCTTCGCATTACAACCGTATTGTGCCAGTTATAAAGTGGCACACGGTTAACAGCGATTAGTATCTGTGTGATATTGTGATAACAAGTAATATAAGGAGGCACGAAGTGCTTGACGGTAAAAAGGTAATTAGTTACATGAGGGCTAAGGGCTATGAAGTGCGTGCGGTTAACCTAGTAGGTATTGAGGGCATGAATGCTGATGGTAGCCTCAATAGTGACCAGTTAGACCTATGGAATGATGTTGTCTTGGTCATCAGGGACACTGGTGAGATATTGGTCTCAGCGGTAGCCACAACGGAACCAGGCCGCTATTACACTAAGAACCGTATGAACCCACGAGGGGCCGCTAGGTTAGCCATAGGGCAACATAAGGATGCTTGGGCCTTCGGTTACCACAACTATGATAAGTCGCATCCTGCCTTAGTTCAAGTAGGGCCGGTTACTGTCCACCGTGACAATAATGCTGATGGTTTCCGTACTGCTGACGTTACCGACGTGGGCCTCTTCGGTGTCAATATACACGGTACTCTTGACAGGCATAGTGCCAACAGTGTAGGCCGTTGGTCTGCCGGTTGTGTTGTTAGCCGTGATTGGCCTAAGCACCTCACTATCCTAAAATTCATGCGTGACTCAGGACGGCCCCTGATTACCTTCACGCTACTCGACGGCACCGATTTCTATAAGTTAACTCGGTAACACATTATGACGTACTATTGCATACCGGAAGGCATCTTTGTCTTGACGGTCTTAAATGACCAAGGGCCTATCGATGAAGTTTATGCGACTGAGGATGAACTAGAGGCCCGTATTGACTCCCTTATGTACACCGATACTCTCGTATGGCTCAACACTATGCCCGGTGGCCCTTATATGCTTTGATAGGTATTTATACTTACCGATAGCTCTAAAGGAAAAGTGGTACCACAGGGGGTGTGAGGCAACCAGTAACACCTATAAGCCTTATGTGGTAAAGGTTTCAGCCAATTAACATAATGGTACCATTCGCACAGTGGTACCACTTTGAACCTAAGTTACATTGTGCTAAAATGACTCACCCTATGATAACTTGGTATAACCAAGATGACCCTATGAATACTAGTGATAATGTTACAACAAGTACATCACATGACCCTTCAGTAAACATTGAGAATATTGAGGGTAACTTGAACTCTAATGCGCCTAAAGCAACAGTGCCCCCAGTTACCTACGGGTATCTAGAGACACTTAAGACAGCGTTGGTTGCTATTTCAATTATCGGCACAATTGGACTCGCTTGGAAATATGAGGCCGCGTTAACCCCGGCGTTAGTCGTGCTAGGTAGTGCGGTCGGCGGCTACTTTGGCGCTCAATCTCCTAATAACTCCAAGTCTACTTAGGGCTAACTTTCGCCCTTGGTTATTCGTGGCTCTAAGAGAAACAGTAGGCGAGTATAGTGAGCTGTGAGGATACCTAATAACCTCTCGGTCTCCTTAGGCTTTTCGAGGTACACTGCGGCCAGAAACATATCAGCGGCCCTATCATCATAACCATATACCTTAAGGAGTAGATAGGCAGTATGTAACTTGTGGCCACAGCGTATCTGTGATAACAATTCAGAAGCGTATTCAATAGGAGCTTTCATGTCAATTAATGTGTCCAGTTTACAAAAGTCGATATCAGGGGCAGCAGAGGATATAAGTGGTAATGTAAGTAACTTTCGAGAAATACTGAGTACATCGCCTCAACTATCACCCTTCGAGTACCCCCCGGCCGTACAGAGTGGCATTGATGCCCTGGAAACCGTAGGGGTCACGCTGCCATCAGAGGATGAACTAGTAGCCATCGCTAACGACCAAATTAGCGCCGTATTTGACGAGTTAGCCCCTGAGCTAAACAGTGCCCTTGATGTCGTTGAGGATGCCTTAGGCTTCATCACTGGCGCTAGTGACGACGCGGCCACCATGCTGAATAAGATAACCTGGTTACTTTAAGGCACTGCGTGCGCTAAGTACACTATGAAAACTAAATACCCTGTTATCACAAGGACACAGGGTGCTTAGTGTTATTTAGTTGTTAGTTAATTAAAGGCCGCTCACCTCCCTAGTGTTACTTAGTTTCCTTAGTGGGTTTTGGTTGGCCCTCAGGCACTACCGGGGTATTGGTTGGCTTTGAGATACGAACGTCCTCCTGTTGAATCTGGTCTAGCACGCTTTGTACTCGGTCAGCTTGTGAATCAGTGGCCACTATTGTCATTAGCTCCTTCTTGTTGACTAGGGTGTACAGGGTGACCTAATGGTCAACGGTAGTTATATTACTACCTGCTTTCTCATAATGTGACTTTGTTATAACAGAGGCATTGTGAGCCTCAGGGCCCCAAGTTGACTTGCACAACCTCTAATTACTCCTTCTGGCATCTTGACTACAATGTAGGTTTATTAGCTGAACTGAGTTCTTAGGAAACTATCGGGGCCGTGAGTGAGACCTTAGGGTACTAAATGGCTTAGTAGGCGCATAGAGTACCCTCGTATCTCTATAATGTTAACTAGCTTTCACCGCCTCTACTCGGTTAGTTCTAGTTGACATATGGTAACTTAATTACTTAGTAGCTTTGCTTGCCTCTGTGTATCTCAGGTGGTCTCTGTTTATCATCAGCGGTAGAGGTTGACACCAATAACTCACTTTGACTTACTTTGACACTCGTTGACTCACTTGGCTATTTTAGCTTTCAGTTACGTTTGTTTGAATCAGGTGAAATAAGGGAACCTGGCAACCCTAATATACTTATTAGGCTATATTAGACCCTTAGGCGTTTTGAGTAGCCGCCTTTCCTACCTAGTCCTTTAGGTGAACTAGAACCTTTATGACCCTAAGGTCAGTTGGTTTTGCCACGTCCCTTGATTCAAGTGGCACTTCCTAGTCTTAATGCTGGGTACCAGTTATCAGGTGTGGCGTGAGGTTTCCAGGGTTTCTACGGCTTCCACATTTTACTGCGGCTTCCAGACTATCTCGTTTAAACGGCGTCTGAGCTTTTCGCTTTCACCCTCTCTGTCCCTCACTTCTCTAATATATCGCGCTTAGCCCTGAGTGTCAACCATTTAATCATCGAGTTTTATCTATGGTCACCTGTTCAGCCATAGACTTAGCATCGAAACCAAAGCGCGCTAGAGCCTCACGCTTTAACAGACGCTTAATGTAAGCTCCGAGTTCATTACCGTCACTATCAGCAGCCAAAGCCCTGTATAACATTAGCTCATTAGGTGTAAACAGCACCTCAACAACTTCCTTCTTAGCACGGTATTTCTGATTAGATTCAGGGTTAGCGCGTCCCATGGTGTCTCCTAAGGGTGATAATGTGATAACAATGCTACTCGGTTTGACCTTTGGCAATGTATTGCTCTATTTCAGTATAGCACGCATCAATACAGCCAGGTTGTTCAGCGATATCGGCTACACATTGGTCAATAGCGTCCAAGTGGAAATTCATAGCAAAAATGGCTGATTTAGTGTAATCAGTGTCGTAACCATTTTTCACTTGTGACTTATAAACGTCCTCTACTTCTGCCAGGGCCTCAGCATCTAACCGAGTCTTAACAATTTTATCAATGTGCCCGTATTCTGTACGGGTGAACGCGGACTGAAAGTGGTCATAACGGGCCTGATGGTACGGCAGCCGCTCATGGCCTCTATCGATTTTAGCTTGACGCTCGGCTATCTCTGCTTTCAGTCTGGCAATGTTGCTCAACTTAGGCTTAGGTGCATCAATCATATAGTAATTCTCAAGGGCCGCACGTCGCTTTGTTAAATTACAGAAGCGCTTACTAGTCTTCACAGTTTCCAAGAGTTCATCGAAGTTCTTAGGTAGCGTCATTTCAAGCCAATCGGTGCCCTGCTTTGCCTGATAGCACTTGTATCCTACTTGCTCAATGTACTCAGGGTAGAAAAAGGTCAGGCCTTTACGTAACCGATTAACACAACGGATATAGAATTGACGCATTGAACCCCGGAATTGATAGAGTTCATAAATATCCTTACCTACCTTACGGGCCACGTCAGCAGCACAAACAATATTAGCCTCACGTACACGCCACTCTTTATTATAATTTGTAATAATCGTTGACCAGCGCCGGTCTTGTACGTCATCTGGGTACCAATTCGGGTTCCGAGTTTCCATGAGTTCTACCTTTACAATAACTTTATACCTCATGTTAACACAAATAACCCCCAGTTGCCTAGGGGTTACGAGTGAGTATTTGTACTTATTAGCGTTGAACGAGTCGCATGGTGTTTCTAGAATTCCTGGTAGAACCTGAACAAATAGAGTTTACAAACTGACGCATGGTTAACTTATTGTAATCCTGAACACACATACCGCCTTTAGCTTCCTTAAAGTTACTCATTCTAGTATGTTGCTTCATGTTGTCTCCTGTGTGTGTGATAATGTGATAACAAATGTTACAGAGGTGGTAAAGGGCCCTCAGGGTTACTGAGTCTATTGTCAATCAAGCTGTCAATATAACGCACCATAGCGTTAATGGTATCAATACGGGCCTCAAGGCGTCCCAAGTCTTCAAGGGTCATACATACAACGGTGGTACCGTCAGAAGTCGTGAAAGTCGTGTAATTGATAGGGCCATCATCGATATGATTTTGTGCTTGTGCCGTTAGTTGCTCTGAGAGATTTGGTTCCATGTGTGTAGTATTGTGATAACAAGGCTAATGGTAACTTAAGGGGTGATATTGGCGGTAGTGCCAACCGGGTAATTGAAGTATCTCGGTAACTCTGGTAGCTCTAGCCTCCCATGTGGTAAATGTTTCTAACTGGGCATTCTCAGGGGCCGCTAGTTCATAAACGTACATTGAGAATTTATTCTGAGACATGAGTGTGAGCGTGTATTTCAAGTACTCTCAAGCGTAACAAGATATCTTCTAAGACCGATTGAGGTAAATAAACGCACCTGACGCCGTTAACCTCAAGATGGTCAGCTTGGAAAATAATCTCGTAAGGTATACCAGGGCGTTTAGGTGGCATCATTACCCCCTAGAACTCTAAATGAATCCGAGGTGAAGCGTAGATTCCCTTGTCGCATCAGGTTCAATACTTGCACAGCACGACCGTTAAGGCCCATAGCGGCTTGTGAGTTACCGTAATGCGTAATCAAGTCAACAACGGTGTCTAGTCGCATAGCAAACACCTCAGGTCTATGGTTAACCAGTCGGGCGAGTGAGGGCGCATTAGGGTATACACGCTGACTTAAAGTACGCACCGGGATATTTAGGAAGTTACTAACGGTCTTGAAGGAATGAGTAAACATAGGTGTCATAGCGGTTATTACGGTCTCTTATGTGAACTGTATCTATATAGTAGCGCTATCGGCCCTGATGCGTCAATGTAATGTATGTTAAGTTTTGTTAAGCACTATGGCAACTGAAAAACCAACACCACCGGAGGCCCCTAAGGACGCCATTACTACAGTGACCTTAGAGGGCTTTGATGAGCAATGGTCTACAGGGCAACGATTGATTGATGTCTATGTAGTGCTAGGTATGAACGATAAGGCCTCTAATTGCCAAGTGGTAATAGCTGACCCTGATTACGCTACGGCCGCTAAGTTAATCAATCATACCTTGACTTCCGGGGGCATACAGGCCCTTGAGGGTTCAAGTGTGCCTAACGGCACTTCACAGCCTAGTACACCTAGTGGGCCGAGCGCTAGCTCTGGGTTTAACTTAACGACCAATACCGCACCGCCGCCTAAGGGTAATATGCAGCCCGGTTGGAATAGTGAGCAAGAGTTCATCGATGAAATGATAAGAAAAGCTCATGCATTTGGCTTAACCGATAAGGCCCAGTTAGCTTACATGTTGGCGACGTGTAAAATCGAAAACTCAATGGGTGCTGATTTGGTCGAGAATACAAACGGTGCGTACTTAGAGGGCCGTGCTGACCTGGGGAACACTCAACCCGGCGATGGCTACAAGTATCGAGGTAGGGGCCTTGTACAGCTCACAGGGCGTGCTGTGTATCGTGATGTAGGCAGAGTTCTCAGTTTACCATTAGAGGCCACGCCGGACGTTGCAGCCTACCCTGATGTAGCGTTCTTGATTATGTTCACCCATGCCAAGCAGGGCCTACCAATTGCCAACAGGAAACCACTTAGCACATATTTAGACGAAAGTAAAGGTAAATTCGATTGGTTTAATGCGAGACGCACTATAAACGGCACGGCCAACGCTGCTAAAATAGGGGCCGATGCTGAGCAGTGGTACAAACGGATGCCTGAGTTGATAGCTAGGGCCATGGGTGGCGCACCGGCCGCAACTAAGGTACCACCGGCTACTAGTGCCGCTATAGCAGAAGGTGTCCCTGTTGGCTCTACGGTGCCGCCTGTGAAAGGTAGTAAGCTAATCGTGAAGCATCAGGAGTATGAGTATATATACTACCATCAGGGCACGACGATAAAAGATGATGGTAACTTGGTGCTAAAGGGAACAGGGGTGAGATATGAGCTATCACGGCGCAAGAGAAACAAGACAGAATCGTCGCTATCACTGAAAGCGTTGGCGACTAAGGTTGCTACGGCCCACGGGTGCAAATTAGAGTGGCTAGCTGACTTTGATGTGCCCTATACCTTTCTAGACCAAACAGGAATCAGTGACTATGAGTTACTTAAGCGTGAGTGTGCTGCCGCTGGTCTCTTTATCACTGACAGTTCATCAAAGCCTCATGAGCGTCCACCGGCCTCTAGTCAGCCCTCATCGAAACCAAGCACCGGCGATATTGCTAGTTTAACAGGTGAACTCATAACGACTTCGAGTAATGCCGGGGCCACTGCGACTAACACAATTGTAATAAAATCATTAAGAAATATTAAGGATACCGATTTAGTCATAGAGAAAGGTGTAAACCTGATTAGCTTCGAGATTAGCGATGAGCCACTAGATGGTAATAAGACCGTACCTGACGCTGGTTCATCACTGCAACAGAGTGAAGTTAAGACCCAAATAGACCCTATGGCCGCTAAGTTAGTACAGACTAAACCTGATGTTGATAAGGCGGCTGATAAGGCGACAACAGGGAACCAAGCTAAGACCACAACGGCCCAAGTGGCCCCTGGTGCTGAAATGATACAAAGCACGAACGCCGCTAGAACCAAGAGGGTAAAAGGGCTACCGAGTAAGTTCACTATTGTTACCACAAAGGAAGTGTTGGCACTAGAGCCACTTAGCGGTATCAGGACACGAGGGCTGCCGGGGGTATTGAGTAGAGTGTGGTTGCTCGATACAATCAAACATTACCTCATGGACGGTAAGACAGAGTTAGGCTGTTGTAGCCCTGTTGAAGTACTTGATAACGCACCGCCGGCCGCAGTTACCCCCGGTACCACGACACCTACCGGGCCGCTACCACCGCCTGTTAGTGGCTTTGTAATGCCCCTAGGTGGCATTTGTACCTCACCTTTCGGCCAGAGAAACGGTAGACTTCATGCAGGTTGGGACATACAAAGCCCTAAAGGGTACCAAACTAAAATACAAGGTGAAGCGGTGTGTGCCAGTGCCGCAGGTAAAGTCATATTCGCCGCTAATAATAATGATGGCTACGGGGCCCGTGTTGACATAGCGCACGATGGTGGTAAAGTAACTCGCTATGCACACCTTTACAGCATAAGTGTGAAAGTAGGCGACATGGTGCAACAGTTACAGCCTATTGGTATTGAGGGCGGCAGTGGTAACAAAGGCCTAAAGAGTTACGCTGTACACTTACACTTCGAGATACGAGACGGGGCAGGCTTTGGCGGTAATGGCGTTCATGACCCTAAGAAATTCTTACCTTCTCTGAGTCGCGGTGCTACCGTTAAACTCGGTTCTAAATGAGCCTCACGGCTCTAATTACCTAGTGACAATAAATAACCCTGTATCATTGTGATAACAGGGTCATGATAGCCGTAAGGCTACAAGGGTATTAAGGGTTATAAGGCTACAAAGTGTTAACAGTCGTTACGCAACTCATAAAGAGCGCTAGAGACCTTATCGGCAAAAGTGCGAAAAGCGTCAACACGCTGGTTAACATTACTATAGTTCCTACTGGTCTGCTCTAGTTCAGCTTGTGTCTTCTCAAGTTGCTTCAGTGTATTACTAAATGCATCACGAGTGGCCGCCAATTCCTCTCGGACATCATTGAGCATACGTACCGCATTACAATAACGGTCATTCATGTACTCTAAATCGTCGTTTAGCTTAGCTGTCAGCTCAATGAGTTCTTTAGAATCCTCCTGTGCGTTAAGTTTCTCTGATAGCCTCATAATCTCATCAGCGGCTTTGATAGCCTCAACGCGCCATTTAGCGGCCTCATTGCGAATAAGACGGCAGATGGTATCGTGTTCTTCCTTGGTCACATACTGACCCTTGGGGCAACCATTAACCGCAGGTACATAACTTACACCATTAATTACTACGTTATCCATGATTAACCTCATTTAGGTAGTTGACAATTGAGTGACCTAATGCCTTAGCGAGATTCACAGGAACAGCGTTGCCAATTTGCTTATACTGGCTACTGTCGCTACCAGTGAACACGTAATCATCAGGGAATGTTTGTATTCTAGCATATTCTCGAACACTTAGTGGCCTAGTTTCTAATGGGTGACACCGTTCCGTCTTCTTACCATAGGGGGATGTCAGTAACGTCAAGGAAGGCTTAAAGCGACTAAGGCGTCTTAGTATACCAGTTGACCCGGTGCCTGTTGCATTCCATAAGGGGCCTAGGTATTGTTGCTGCGTCTCAGGGTCTAACGATGTCCAATGCTTACCCTCAGGTACTTGTGATAACAAATCAGCCTTGGTGTTACTGTAAGTAAAGCCGGTTGACCAAGGTACATCCTGTAGGGCATAGTTCAATAAATGGCATACCGGGGCAGGCTTTGGCCACTGAAAGACAGCGTTATCGTGACAGGTGCCCATTATGAATAACCGTTTGCGTGATTGTGGCACCTCGTAGTCAACGGCGTTCAAGAGGCGATAATCGACCTGATAGCCTAATTGTCTAAATGCGCTAACAATTGCCATCATTGTATTGCCACCATCTTGACTAAGTAGCCCTGGCACGTTCTCAGCTAGAAACAAGGCGGGCCGTGTCTCATCAATGCACCTTAGCATCTCGAAGAATAATAGGCCCCTAGGGTCTCTCTCGCCGTTACGTTGACCAATTAAGCTAAACGGTTGGCACGGGAAACCGCCAGTTACCACATGAGGCCTATAGCCTTTATAATCGACCTTGGTTACATCCTGTTGCCTTACACGCCATTCTGGTCTATTATGACGTAAAGTATTACAAGCGTCCTTATTGTTCTCTACTAGTAAGGCAGGATGAATACCGGCGGCCTCAAGACCTAAAGCGAGACCTCCGGCCCCTGCGAATAACTCAATGCTGCTGTAGTCTTGTGATAACATGATACTACTCATTAATTAAGGTGTAACCGGGGCGGCCCATATACCAAAGTTTAGCTAGTTGCAATTGTTGGTTATCAGGGTAACAGCGGCTCTCGATTACGCCACAGTGGTCAAGTGTCAAGCAATACGTTTTGGTTTTCATTAGGACTAACCTGTATCTCTATACCTCTATAGTAGCAACCAATTAGCCCTCAGTGTTAACTGTTTACAAAACTTAACCTAGGAAAGATACGAAAGAGTAAAGGCTCATGTCTTCACTATCGGCATCAGGTTGCCCCGGTTGCCCTATATACCACCATGCCACGTATTCAATTATGTTCCCATCATTCCACACTTTAGCACTAAGGTTATTTAGGTCATGCATTAATTTAGAGTACATTGGCGACATATCAGAGATACCTTTAACACAAAGTGCTTTAGAAGTCAAGTAAGTCGTATAGCGTTCTAGCTGGTCACTGTTATATCTAGTGACACCGGCGTGTAATAGTTGAATACCGCTAGCCTCAAGGGAATCTAAGTGCTTTACGAGGTGCCCTGGTATATCACAGTACTCACGTTTAAACAATCGGGAATAAGAGGTATCTTTCATTGCATTAGGCCTGCTGTGATTAGTTGGTTGGCGATAGTGGTGAGTAGGCCGCCATAGGTGCCATAGTTCATTATGATGCCATGATGGGCCGCAACTCGACTCAATGTTTTAATGTTAACCCCTAGGTATTTATCGGTTTCTAGTGCTGTCGCAATGCTACGTTGCACCTGGAAGAGATATAAGGCCTCAGTGGTAGCTAGGCTCTTAAGGTATTCTGCCTCCACAGGGTTCCTCATGTCAGTAAATACCGGCACTTGCCCCCGTTCTAAATATGAAGCCACTTGTCGCTTAGTGTAGTGTAGGCCTAACCTGGGATGTAACTGTGGCATTACTTCAAACCCTTTAACCATTAGGTCTAGCGGTGATACACCGAGGTCATCAATAACCGTAGTACGCCACTCTCGGTCTTCCAGTTGCTCTAATGTTACACCAAGGTATTGTGATAACATCAGTTTAAATGGTTCAACGAATTTAACATTGACTAAGGCATGTGATAACAAATCACGCATTAGGCGAAACGTTGTGTCCTTACCGGCCCCCGATAACCCTGCTAGCACGATGAGCATAAATTAACCTCTCGGTTGAAACTATGTCCTCATTATAGCACAATGTACCTTTAGATAATAAAATACCCTGTTATCACAAGGACACAGGGTATATCAGGTTAATGATGAGAACTTATCAATCCGGGCGTCCTTTAGTTTGTTCCGTATTATTCCGGTGAGAACCGGAAAAGTCCACACCTTCTACCATGTAGCGTTTTAGAGCCTCAGGATGTAAGTGGTACTAACCGTACCTTGGTTATACGGTTAACCGTCATGCCAATAAATAACCCCTGTGACATTGTTATCACAAGGGTAATAAGGTAACCAAGGGTTGAAAGTTTTACCTGAACATACTGTCAAGCACAACGCTAACTAGTTTTAAACCGAGGAGAATTAAAGGTAACAGACTCAACCAGAGTACTAGGTTCAAGAAGGCTGCCGGTATCAGCATGACTAGCCAGGTCAGAACGGTGGCCACAATGGGCATAAAGCCTAAGGTGAGCCAGAACAACATAACACTGCCGCTAAACATCTGGTAACATAATGCAGCCAATATCGCCCAAGTGATTAAATGCATATCGTTGAACCTTTTACGTTATATTGACCATTATAGGGCCTAAGGCGGCCCTATGTCCACTATTTAAACTGTGACTTCACCGGATTCTATCGCGGCCATGAGGTCAGTTGCTGTTATCACAATGCCCTCTGGTAGACCCTGTGGGAACTCAGGGCACTGGCAGAATGGCTTGCCATCGTCTGACTTAGCAGTTTTCGAGAGGTGTTGGGTAACATCGATTTCCTCAAACCACGCTTTACTACTCGGTATTAAATCAAGGTTTAAGCGGTCAATGAAGGCGCAAGTGGTCATGACGTGCGCTAGGTTCAATGCATACGCCGCTTGCAATACATGCTCCTTATTGACAACAGCACGTATCTCGTCATGAATGGTGAGCATCAGGCGGCCATCAATACCATAGTACTTAAAGAAGTATGAGGTTAATACTACCAAGATGTCACGCCAGTCAGCACCAGAGGCCTGAACTATCCTGTTAACCATCGTGGTCTTAAAGTTTCTACCGACATCTTCAAGGGCCTTGGTTACCTTGCAGCGTAACACGGGTGTAGGTTGACCTGATTCCTTCGTTATCTTCTCGATAGCTGTGAACGCTTCGGAAGCTAGGCCCCCCGTGAAGCCCCCACGGCCATCCTGTTTGCCTACAAAGTTATCAGTGAACTTAATGGCCATCTCATTACAGTACTCTTCAGACCACGTGGGCATAACTTTCATTAGGTACTCACGGCACCCTTTAACCCTCTGCCCATAAAGACCACCATAAACCTCAGGCTTCACGTCACTACGCTTCATACCTTGCTTAGCGGCCATGATTGAATGAACGTCGGTCTTAGTGCTACTGGTGCCACACATGACCGATACTGACAACGGTGAGGCACCTATGAATGGCAGTGTCTGTCGGTAGTCGAGTTTCACTTGGTCAGCAAGCCATGCGGCCACCGTTAACTCTTGTGAGCTAATGTCACCACCGATTATCACATAACCCTCAGGGGCCTCGACTAACGTTTTAACACCTGTACCCCATCGTTTAGCCTTAGGGTTAGGCATAACCTGACTGAAGTTATCGGCACAGCGGCCCGTGATGGTACCTGTAACCGTAATTTGGAACAGGGTGACCGGGTAGCCCTCAGGACACTCGACGTGAAGCGCTTTCACACGTTTCCTAATTGATGTCCAGTTAACTAACGAGTTCATTGCTTTAATCGCTGTCTTCAGGTCACCCGGTGCGCTCAACATACCCTCTTCCACAGGTACACTAAAGCCCTTGATAAACAACTGTGTGACTCGCTGGCCCCGGTCTTCAGGGTGCGGTAGTGCCTCACGTTGCCCTTGGTCATCTAAGGTATAATAGCCTAACTCATCACACCACAGCACCGCACGGTCACGCCATGTTACATTAAGTAGTAGCGGTGTAACACGAGTGGCCATATGGTACGGTTTAGCACGGTGGTTCCTATACCACACAGGTTGGCCCTTGGTCTTACCAGTTAGCGCCGGTGTCCAGTCGAGCTGTGCTAATTGCGGTGATTCTCGTGCCAGTAGTTCACACCAACCTTTCACGATAGCCTCAACATTACCCTTATTCAACTGCTTACCAAACTGACTCAAATAATCTTGAAATGACTCGTTATACATTACGTACACTTCATGCACCCTATTGTCAACAACGGCATCTAGTTGCTCACGTATAGCTTGAGTGGCTGTCTCAACGTCACGGTAATAACTAGGGTAACGAGTGGTAGAAAGTGGGCACCAATAGGAACCCATGAGAAGCTGTGCGGTCTGTGTGGTCGGTGAGGGCCGGTGTATCTTATTCTCCTCATACACCTTCTGAAACACTTGGTATGTCGCTATGACATCTTTGTAGCAATACTGAAGCACGCTGCTGAATTCTTGACGACAATAATCATAGCCGTACTTTATTAACTCATCACGTACCCCTTTGTCAAGCTTTTGGTCGAAGTAGAATGAGTAGATAGCGTCAAGGCCGTTGGTAGCAGTTTCATCAGACCACATCGGTGCGAAGGGGTCACTTTCAGACATCTTGAATACTATACGTTGCTGGTTACCCATGCCGCGTACTGGTATCCACATTGCCATAGTGTCAGCAAAATAGTTACCTGATGGCGTCCTAAGGTACTCAGGGGCCAGAAACTGCCTATCGTAAGGTACGTTATGCCCTACTACAACACAGTTACGACCAAATGGCACCGTGCTAACTAGGTTATCTGGGTTCCACTGCCACACATAGATATCAGTCGCCGTAATGCCCACACAGCACACCGGGAACCATTGTGAACTATCGCCGTCCTCCCAGGGCACTAGTCGTTCAATAGGTATATTTACTGTCTCGAAGTCTAATGTGATAACAATGCCATCAGGGGGTTGTGGTATTGACTGCCACTTTCCAGGTACATTAGCCGACCTCTGAAACCAACCGGGTCGGGCCGGTGGTAACGTGAAGCCACAAGGTAAATAATCACCGCTAGCGTACTCATTCAACCGAGAAATAAGGGGGGCCCCCAGGTCGGCTGTTGCCTTCCTAATGACCTCTTTATACGTACCGAGTTCTGGCACCGGCAAGTTAACGGTAGTACTGTTATCAATCGAGGCCTCTAGACCAAAGGGCCTTAGTTTATCCTGTTGCAACTTACGCTCATAGGGGTGAACGTCACGCGGTAGGCGTCCTATTAGCTGCAAGTGTAGCTTGTTGCTTAACTTGTTTATGCTGACCATAATGTTTTATTGGCCTTCCTTTGTTACCTTTCAATACTAGCACCCTAGGCGGCAAGTGTAGCCCCGGTATGTGACAGTTATTTAGTGGCACACTGTTAACACCGGGGCTACTTGATTAGAACTGAGGGCTATAGGACTCAGTTAGGGCTGAGCTAAGGTCACCGGGCCGGTTAGAGGCATTGCTGATAATGAAGGTAATGATTGAATCAAGGGCCGGTGGGAGACCCTCAGGGTACAATGATTCAATCTGGGGTGCATAGCGGTTAACCATGTACTCTAGTTTCATGAGTTCTTCATTATAGGCCCCTGAGTAGTGTGAGGGTGCCTTAGGGTATTGCCAATGTCGATTGGTGGTTAAAGTGCCTACCAGTTTTTCAAATTTATTCACCAGTGGGCTAGTGTTATCCATTTTGCACTTTTTGAATGTTTCAATGAATGACTCACGTAGTCTGTGGTCAACACCTTCTATCGCTGTAATCTTGAGGCCCGGTATGCTCTCTAGTTCCCGGCAGAAATGGGAGGCGACTGCATTACCTAGTATATGCCACGTCCACGGTGTCTTTCGGGCTACGTTCATATACTCTTGTCTTACTTTACCTTCCTTAGGTGCCTTACACGCTATAGCGGCTGCTAGGGCCCTCATAGAGACCTCTGCTAGCTCACGAGGGTATGCAATATCACTTGGTTGATACAAACGGCCCTTGATATCATCCATGACATTATGGTACTTGTTATCACGTCGGTTATAATCATAATAGCCGTCATCGTCAGACCAAGTGAACCCTGATACCTCTAAGTATCTGTCAACGGCCATACGTATCAACCAACACGTCAACAGGTGATATTGTTCATCAAAGTGGATGTCTTCTAGAACGTTTTCCCACATGGTTTTCAGGTTAGCGTTAGAGACATCAGGTAAGTTATACTGCTCTGAGATTTCCTCTTTACTCTTGGTACGCAGGAAGCACGCACGGTCACGCATACCCTGGTTAGCCGATAGCAACGCATCAGTTGAGATATCGGCTAACCAGGGTATGCGTGACCGTGCGTGCTTCCTGCGTACCAAGAG